ATTGAACATTATAGCTTATATGCAACTATATATACAATAGTTTGTTTATTAGCATATTTTATATATGGCTTGATATTAATCAATGTAAAGAAGAATAGACTAATTGTCGGTATTATAGCCACACTAATACTAGTGGTGGTATTAGTAGTGCTAATTAAGTTTAACACTTTTATACAAATAAAACATGAAAACTTATTTAGAATTAATTATGAAACAATTTTTTAAATTAGCAGGAGTAATAGGAATAGCTCTTACTGTAACTCCAATAGTACCAATTGTAATCGGTACTACAGCATTACTAACGGCTACTGTCGTAGCTATTGCAAAGAATCCGACATTAGTATTAACAGCATTAACCATCTCAATATTATGTTAAAGGATATTATTAAAACCATTCGCCTAGTCTGGGCTAGATTAAACCGAAGAAAGAATTCAGCGAAGACAATAATGAGTCTTTATGAACATTATATCTTCTGCTATGAATATGACATGAAGGCAACAGATGAATTCCTTGCTGCTCTCGGAAGAGTTAGTAGAAATATTAAACCTGAGACAGAGAAGGCGTTTAATGACGTATACCTGGCATTCAAATATGATAAGCTTAAGATTAGTAGGAGGGATATGAAATATCGTCGTGATTGTTTAAAGAGTAGCTTAGAAGTCATGAAAGGTTACTTTAAAGATGGGGATTATGAACTAATTCTTCCATATAGGAAATACATTACCAATATTATACCTGAATTAAAAGACCCCACATTATGATGAAGAAATTTTTCCCAAAAAATCAAGAAACAACAAGTTATTTCTTAATTGAGAATCTTGATAGTTATGAAGCACTAAGAATGAGAGCTTCTATATTAGATTCCAATAAGATTCCTTGGTATTTTCCTGGAGATAACTTGAGTGCAATTATTATTCCAACGCATATATTTCTTGAGAAGATCTTTGAGCTTATCAACAATAACCTGACAATCACGTCTGGTTTATTTAACCTGATTCTTAGGAAAAATAAAATCTGGGAATTATTTGTAGATGAGGAAGAAGGAATTGGTTATAGGAAAATAACTCCCTTTAAATTAAGGGGTCATCATACGGTTATAAATGGAATTGAGCTACATTCTGATGAACCGCCAATAACATATGATTTTGCAAGAAAAGATTCAACGTGTAGTATAATAGAACTCTGCGGAAAACCCGAAAGGAGAAATAAAGACGGCTATGTTATCGAATCCTCAAAACCACACATAGAATTCTGTTTATTGGATCACCCTAGCTATAAGAAATATCCATTACATAAAATCATGGATGGCAATTTTAGAGCTAGCTTGGATAATAATGAATATTACCATGCAATATCAGATCTATATTTTAGATTAGATTCTTTAATCAGCGGACCTACTCCCTATGCTACAGAAAACTTATTCTACAGTATACACTATCTTCGCGTACTGTTTAATCTGAGAAATAAAATAGATTACTTAATTTCATTTATAGAGGAAATTCTATCTAATAAAACTAGACAATTTGCCTATGCTCAGATGGATCAACCAAGGGAAGGATTTTTTCTCGAATATGATAAAATTTATAAAGAATGTCCTGTAAATCTTATATAGGGTTTAACCTAGAAGATCCAACCTGCCTATTAGGTACGGAAGGAGTACAAGAACTCGAGCCTGATTGGTATTGCTTAGAATTCAACAAGGGCCTAGAGCATAAAATATTCAGGAAAAAAGCCTCTAGTGCAAGAGAATATTTTCGAGTAACAAATTCAGATGGGGATGAATCCTGGTATATTAGAAAACTAAAGTCAGAAATTAGATCATATCCAGCACACAGACTTCTATTGAAGAATCTCTTAAAAGCGAATATTGAATATGTTCCAATGAGTGCATCCCTATTAACTGAATTGATAGATAGATTAAGATTACTATCTGCCACTCATGGGAAAGCAGAAAACTTCACGTATCTTTATACACATCCAATAGTATATTTTGACTTAAACGTAAAAAGGTTTATGATAAAAATGCCAGTTGCTCCTTCTAAGCTTTGGACCCAAGTACCACTAGAGGTTACAAACTACAAGGAAGATCTTGACATTGTATATAATCTATTGGAAAATATAAAATCTATATCAGTATTTTCTAGACCTAATAAAAATCCTAAGATACTAACCAACCAATTGAAGGAATATTTCTCAGAAGTTCCATATTGGCTTCTCATAAGAGGATTAGTATCTGAAGAAGACCTAAGGAAAAGTGGTTGGGAAGGTGATCTGAACTATATTCCAAAATTAATTATGAAACTCCACCAAGTGTGAGAGTTTCTTTTTTTTTCGAGCAAAAAAAATGGGAGGGTGCCAATAAAATCAAATAACTTTAATCAACTTATATGGCAGCGAATGTGTTCGGCATCCTCCCTTCATTATTAAGGTTTTAAGGCGATGATTTTATATCCCTGTACATGGCTACCATCATCCTTCGTTATTGTAGTTCTCAGTATAATAAAGGTATCCTCTAAGTCATTTATTTTTGGAGTTTTCTTTAGGTTTGCTTTATTATAAATTTCTAACAGAATCTTCTTTATTTCTTTCCCATCATAAAAATCACCTACCTTGAAAGAAGCTAAAATCATATCATCAACTTTCGCTTGATCAACTAAGATCATATTATTGAATTCATTATAGATTCTGCCATAGTTATAACTAAGAGCTTTACATCTCTCAGGGCCAACCGTTAAGTAGAATGTTCTTACATACCTAGGTACTTGGTCTAAAACTCGTTCACGTACTTCTGGAGATTCTTTTACTAATCTTTCACAGACATACTTCATCATTTCGTAAAACCTAGGGAGTTTATTAACCTGACTCAGGATTTCCTCAGATATCCTCTCAACCTCAGAGAATTGAAGTCCTGATTTAAAAGCAGTATTAAGAGCATTTTTAACATAGAACATATTTTTATAATCCGATTGTTGTATTTCAAATGCTCTCTTCTCTGACAAGAATACTAGGTTATTAAACTTTAATTCAAAGTCTACGGACTTAGTATCATTAGGAGATATTAATTTATCTGCAGATACATAACAATACTTATATTTACTGTATTCACAGAGCTTCTTCATGACTTTTGTAAAGTTTTTCTTTTGCTCTTCCAAATTTATATTTTCACAAGCCATTAGAATTGAATTTGTATAGTCCTTTTTCTCTTTCAAAACTCTATTAAATTCATCTTTAGGTACTTCGTTATTCTTAAATAATGGATTGACATAAACCGTTATCTTGTTTTTCCAAGGGTTACTAGCAAGTCTTTGTCTACCCAAGATCTGAGGTAAGTCCAATCTAATATCAACTGTTAAGGTATTAATATTAGCATCACTAAAGACAAAACTTCTAGCATTATCCGAATAAAAGTCAGCTCCTAAGTAAACAGTTCTAGTACAGAAAGTAAACATTTTTCTAGGCTCTGCTCTTAATGGAACTTCACCTATAGTAAAATCCTTACCTAATTTCATCTGAATCCTTTTTCTATTATTCTCAGTATCAGCACATAAGATATTTACTTCCTCAGGCTGAAGATTAGTGTTTCGAATTATTCTTATAATGTTTTCAACTGAATTAACATAGAATACAGCTTCCTTAGATTGAACATATTTCTGTTCTCCTGTTTCTGGATCATAAGATAATTCGCAAACCCCCTTTCCTTTTCTATAAGAACTTATTATATCAGAAGCTACTGAAGTAATAGATTGTAAAGTATGTATATCAATAACTGGCCTAATTAGCCTAGAAGGATCCTCACTAATCCAGTCAAACTCATAATACGGAAGATTCTTAAATTCATCAATCTGATCTAAGTAATTCTCCATAATAGGTGTTGCTGATACATAACAAACCTTCTTTAAATCTCGTAATTGAGTGAGAAATTCATTCTCTGTTTCTGACTTGAAATAGGAGTCCGTAAATATGCTCTGAAATTCGTCAACTACTATATGGAATTCTTCTAAGATACCAAGATCTTTTAATAATGCCTTTACTTTTCTGAAAGAATCATAAGTAACTAAGATCTTATATGGCTTATTACCCATTTTTCTTTCTTGACAATAATTAAGAATTCCTTGCCTTAACTCTTCATGCTCCTGTTTAAGTTGTTCAGCCAATTTTTCTCTGTTCTTTTTCTCTTGTTCCCTAAGTTTAAATTCTTTTTTGTAAAATTGAATATTACTTGTAATATTAATATTCTGTCTAAAATTTCCATCAATTTTAGAAAGTTTACTAATATCAATATCAACTTCGGGTTCATCTAAAAGATACCTAACTAAGAATACTTCTCCTGGATGTTGCTTTGCCTTATTCTTTAAAAGAATCTTTCTTGGAGAACAGAGAATTATATTCTGGTCATTTCTAATACAATACTCTGTATAACCACATCCTGGAACTTGCTTATCTAAGATATGAGGAAAATCCTCTATCTTATAATCTTCCCAATCTGAAATATATTCAATATTTGCTGGGATTTTTAAAATCTTTTTATTCATAAAATCTGTAAATTTATATTAATTTCTTCTAATAAAGGGTTTATGACTTTATACAAGAGTTTTTCGCGTTAAAGTGGGAGATAAAACCTTTTATGCAATTTTTACTACTGTTAATGGTTATATATATAAATTTCCAAATTTAGGTTAAAATATTGATTAAAATAATTTTATGCAATTTTTACTACTGTTAATGGTTATATATATAAATTTCCAAATTTAGGTTAAAATATTGATTAAAATAATTTTAAGTTCCCAGCTTTAGCTGGAGTGGATCTTGACTGAAAGGAGAGATCCCTATGGAATACATTTATCTTAATATTATTATATATAATATCTTCAGTTTTATCCCCGAAGGGGCCATTATTCATGCCACACCGACAGCCGCGATTTTTTGCATAAAATAAAAAAAGACGTACTTTTTAGGGTACATCTTCTTTATAGTACGGTATTAGATCATGTTATTGTGACGGATTTTCACAATAATGATCTTTTCCTCGACATAGCCGTTAATTTTTACATTAACTGGCATTTCAAACTTCTTTACTTGATGTCTCCGAAATACGTTCGACGTTATACTATCAAACTCGTATTCGGAGGTTTCAAATTCATCTTTTTTCGCAAACAAGTCAATGTCTACTGGTTTGCGAAAACCTTCATTGATTGGGTAGTGGTACATTTCTACATCTTCGGCTGTGGTGTATCCACACTCTACCCTTCCTTCTTTATTAATCTTGAACTGAAATTTTTTCGATCCAAAAATCGAAGACGCCTCCTTGAATGAGAGGGTTATCTCCCCGATATAAGTTGGAACGAATCCCGGAAATCCCGGAAGTTCGATGTAATTAATACCCGCCATCAGTTGGCGAAGTTTAATTAACTTCCTTGTCTTTTTCTCTTTCTTTTGTACAACCGGGAGAAAAACCGGTAGTTTCTTTTCTTCTATTTTCATAACCTTTTCCTAATTAAAATTAATACTAGTTTACTTTTTAATAAGGCATTGAGAGGTTACTTATTAATTCGGTTGAGCGTATCCTGTGATCCTATTATACATTCTGCCTTTTCATATATTTCCTCTAAGTTTTTTGCCCCAATATAAGACATCATAGATCTAATGTAATCAGTAGCATTCTCAACCCATCCAGAAATAGTTCCTGTTATAGGTACAAGTTTAGATTTTCCTTCAACTGTTTTTATTTTTGATCCATACATAGCAGTCTGTCCTTCTCTAGATGCCATGCCATAGAATTTCTTTGAGAGGGATCCATCTTCGTTTTCAATGATTGGTGCTTCAGATTCTTTTAATCCGCATAATAATCCGCCAATCATTACATAATCCGCACCTAAGGCAAGAGCTACGCAGATATCTTTATAGCTCCTAATTCCTCCATCGGCTATGATTTTTGTACGAAAACCTTGTAGTCTCATCATTTTTCTACTTGCTGCTTCATGTATTAAGCTTGCCATTGGATAATGTATACCAGTTTGTGTCGCAGTAATACATCCCGATCCACCGCCAATACCAAGTCTGATATAATCAATCTCACAATCACAGGCTATGTTGTAAGTTTCAGCATTTCCTATATTTCCTACCATTAAAGTTAGGTTAGGAAATTTTTCTTTTGCTTCACCTGCAATTTTATAAAGATCTTCCAGGTGACCATTAGCCATTTCAATTAGAATCTTTCCTTTCAGTTCTTTATTATAGCTTGTGGTTAGTTGTACAAATTCATCTAACCCAAAACTAGTCCAGTCACCATTTTCCATAAAGCGAATTCTTTCAGAATAAGAAATAGTTCTTGGATAAATGGGAATAATCTTATTTTCTTTCCAAATGTTAAAGGAGTTCTTCCCAACTACAGTATCCATAGGTGCTGTAAAAATAGGGAGAGATCCTTCACTGGTGTAAGCGTGACATTCAATTCTATGCTTGACGTCACTAAGTACTGCTGGCTTAATAAAAATATCGCCATAAGAATACTTTGGTTCTGTAGATTTTAACATAATAGCTTGAAATTTATAGTACAGTAGTAAGGGTTTCATTCCCTTATTTATGTTAATTATTTATAATATTTATGGTAGTAGAATTAAAACGAGAAGAAATTTTAGAGTCATTTTTTGCAATTGAAACTAAAAATAATTATCCTCGGTTAATAGCAATTACAGAAGAGTTTGATATTTATCAGTTCCCCTGGAGTTTATCGAGGGATGAAAAGTATATATTAATACCTACACATAAATACATAGATGATCCTTATCTTTGGGGAAATTTACCATTACCCCTGTGTAATAGGGAGTTATTGATAGATTTTAGAGGTAAGGGTTACCTAAGTTATCCTTCTACGGAGGAGGGACTATTACGTGTTATAGCAAATCAACAAAAAGGTAAGCTATCTTTAGATCTAACTCGTAATTTATCGTTACCTGATGAATCTATAAGATCAATTGAATATTATAGTATTCGAGATATAATTAATTATAAATATATCAAAGAAAATTTTATTATAACTTTGACAGACGATATTTTCTTTTCGTATGAAGGAGGAAGTACACGAAAGTTGGCTGAATTTAATGCCAATGAGAATAACAAGCTTGGGTTCGAGCAGGCAAAGGTTCACCTAGATATACTTGGGTCTAATTATTTAAATGGACGTGTAAGAGATATACCTATTAAGTTTAATTACGAGATAGTTTACGATGACTGCTGCAATTAATGTTGGGAATAATAATTACGTGTTAATAGATCAGTTTAAGAGAAATTCTTATATTAAGTTGAAATTTAAGAAGGAGGAAAATCAACTATACTTTGCTGGAGTCTTAGAAAAGTATAGTATACCCTATTCAGGAGGCATTGTTTACGATCCGAATACTATTATGTTATCTACGGTTCATTATCTTCAGATAAGAGAGCTAGTTCAATGCCATCGTACGAAGAAGTTGTGGGGTGATTTTTCAATATTAGGGTTTTGTTCTATCGATTACATTAATAACGTGGAGGTTCCTTTTAAGTTGGAAAGTAAATTAAAACGTTACAAAGCATTGCAGAATTATATTATTTGTGATGAAGGAGAGATAGACTCATATTGGATTGACTTAAGTAAGGGTAAATCTAAGCATATTCTGAGAAAAGGTGGTGATACAGGTGTAAAATATGTTGATCAGATTTTACCAGAACATATTGAGGAGTTGCCATTTTCTATTTTAAGTGATCTTCTGAGATTTGACGTATTATGTGATAAATTTTCAGAAATAATACATGAAAGATATGTATGGTACAGCTAGATAATTGTAGGAGAAATTCTTATGTTAAGCTAAAGTTTAGTGGTGAGTGTAAAGATCCCGCTCAACTTTCATTTGTAGGTGACTTAGAGAAATTAGGAATTGGGTACTCAAATGGAATTGATGAAGATCCAGACACTATTATGTTATCTACGGTGAATTATATTCAACTTAGAGAACTGTTACCCAAATATAAATTAATGATCTTAAACTCTCCTGCTTTAACAGTAGATGTTAGTTACTGTAAGATAGACCTAGTGAACAATGTTGAGATACCTTTTAGACTTTCATGTAGTCTGGGAAATTATTTTGCAGATGAATGTTTTATTGAGATTAATCAATCAATTAAACTTGGAACTAAGGATAATAAAACTGTTAGAGTAACTTTTAGGGTTTATCTTTGGGGAGCATGTGCAGGAAGATATATTATTAAGTATTACGAGGATGATTTTCGTAAGTCTGAGATAATTAAAGTTCACAACCATTTACGTATATTCTCAATGAGGGTAACATTTGAGAAAGTTTATCGAGATTTATTAAACCTTGATATCTTAGGTGAAGAATGGATAGAGCAGAAAAATACTTATTAATGCCTGAATCTATAGGAAGTATCCTTATAGATAAATTTAGAAGGCCTTACTATATTAGATTTATATTTACGGGAAAAAGTAAAGATGTCATGCAATTAGGTCTGGTAGAGGACTTAGAGAAATTGGGAATTTCTTATTCAGGCGGAATTGTATATAATCCAGATGCTATAGTTATATCTATGGTTAATTATATACAGTTATGTAGTATATATCCGGAGTATAAGAAAATTCCTTTGGATGTAAAAGTTGAACATTTTTACTTGAAGGATGATGAAAGCGAAGTTGTAGATTGGGATTTTTTCATTAGTGCATATCGTGCAACAGGTAAGTTTATAATAGTAGATCTAAATGTAGTAACTTCTTATTGGGTAGATATTAGTAATAACAAGGCAACTGTTATATATCGAGAGGTTGGTCAGGAACTTAAGGCTGCCATAACTCCAGACACGATTTTTAATAGTGTAGAGACAAATATGGATGTCTATGCTTTCTTAAGTATGTATAGATTAGGTATACTAGACACTGAGTTTTATAAATCGTACATGAAAAGACGAGAAGGGTATAGACTATGGAAGAAGAAATTATTTTAGATAAACATAGAAGAAATTCGTTTATTGAAATGAGATTTCATGGCAAAGATAAGGATGAACACCAGTTTAATTTCGCTATGGAATTGGAGAAATTAGGTATTCCTTATTCAGGTGGAATTGAATATGATCCGGATGTTATCATGGTTTCTGCGATTCACTATATACAGTTGAAGGCAATAATTCCAGATATAATTCAGGGTTTATTAATTAAAAGTGTATATATACGACACCTTATCCTAATTAATACTGATGGAGAGGAAGAGTTAGTTCCTACTAATCTTGATATAAATAACTTTTTTGCGGAACAGGATTATATTGGTTGTCAAGTCTCGTTATTATATGAGTATCGAGTATACCTAGAGAATAGGATATCGGATACTGCTGTGAGAGCTGATTATACATCATCGTATCCTCTAATCACGATTCCTGCCAGTTCATTACCTTTAAATATTTTTAATTTCTTTGAATTATTAGATTTAGTAAACCCATTACATCATGATAATGATAAACTTTAAAGCAAAAGAAGAGATAGAAACTTATTTCTTACTCCAAAGATACAGAGATTATGGCGCATTAACTTACAGGTGTGATGCACTTGATCTTGTCGGTGTTAGGTGGTTCTTGAGTAAGAGTGATAGAGTTGCTATTACAGCAAGTGATATTACTCGGTTAAGAAACTATAAATTAATCAGTTCACTTTCTGAAAAGTCCAGGTATATTTGGAATATATGTGGACCTATTCAATTAGTTATTGGGGTTAGTGGAAAATATTATCAGGGTGAACACATTTGGAAAAATCTTTATGATTTAATTCATAAAGAGGATCCTAAAAGCAGTGTTGAAGAAATCCATGTTATGTCAGATTTTTCTAAGATGGAAAAGACCTATGTATCTGTGCCATCAAGAAATGTTTCTTTGTTCAATGATGAACATTTTAAGATACGATCTTTTATGGAAGTAGGTGATGGGTATACTAAACAAGTTATATGTAGGCACCAGGACTTAAATTCAGATGAATTGCCAGATGATTATGCTTATATAGCATCAAGATTGACGGCCTCTTTGTTTGGATTAAGTCAAGAAATCTTCACAAAGGATGTAGAAGCGATATTTGATGGAGAAGAAATAGAACTATGATAGAATTACTTTTGGCAGATATTCAGGAAGTATATTTTGTAACTACTGCATTTTATAATACTGAGTTCCAAGATATATTTAAGTTAACGGAGCACTTAACATCTAAAGATATCAAGTGGTTTATCTACAAGGATGATAAAGTGGCGATAAATGTGGATGATTGGTTATGTCAGGCTAATCGGCTTGACTGGATGCCAGGGAATTTTATATTCCTGACTTCTACAAAAACATATTATGTTACTCCAGAAGTTAGTCTCCTAGATGATATACTTTCAGATATCTGGTACTTAGACACTGAAGGGTATAAGGAACAATTTCCCAGAGTATTTTTTAAGGATGACGGCTTTGGTGATTATTGGTTCCTACATCATACTGGAATTGATAGTGGTGTAAAAGCAGAGTATTATTTTGTTGATGGTTACTCTGATTATAATCAAATAAGGGAAAAGTATAGTTTTACCTGCTTAGGTATACTGAGTATGCTATATAAGGTATGTCCTAATTTCTTGAAGAGTAAGTGTTATAATGTAATCCTAGCACATTCTCCTATAATTCCAGAACAGTTTAGAATATATTTTAGAGGAGGTTGCAATGAGTTCGTCATTTAAGGTTAGTGTTACTTATTCTCTACATATGTGTAAGAATATGTTAAGTAGGGTAAACTTGGCTAAAATAGAAAAGACATATGTAGTTAGTCGTAAGTTAACTGATAATGATATATTAGGATTAGAGAAATTCTTAGAATCGATGGATTGGTTTCTTCTTACAGAAGATAGAATTGCAGTTTCAACCGATGATATCTTGATGAGGATAATTAAATTAGGCGCTACTATAATCTCTGATAAGAACTCAGAATTTTATGTTTCTATTCATAAGCTTAATTTCAAGTTATTGCTCTTCATGCCCCATAGTACGATAGAGAAACCAATTGTTATTAATATTGCGGAAAATACTATAACTAGTTGTTGTACTGATAGGATTTATTACAAAAGTGAAGTTACTGGTGGTAAGGAGCATTTACCTTATATAGATTTTCAATTCCCTATGTCGAGATATACTGGTTGTGCATTGTCTATGTATATTCATGATGTGGGTAGGGAAGTGAATGAGTATACTCCACCACTTATAAGATTTCTTCAGTGCTATTGTCCGAAGTTCTTGGGAACTATTTCTAATTTACCTACAAAATTTATTGAAAAGAGAGATAGTTTAGCCGAAAATGACGGAATGATTATTTATGTTAAAGGAAGATTAAAAAAATTACCTAGGGATTAATTCCCTAGGTTTTTTATTTCAAGTTTCCATGTGCATACGTAATCTCCGCAGCATTCACATGGTTTGTCGTCGGATTCGTAATCTGTATAATGATTATCTAAGACTAAGTCAAATATTTCATCTAAGTCGCTTAAAGTTAATTGATCTTTTAAGACTTGAAGTAAATTATTTTTCTCTTCTTCTGATAAGTCTTCGAGGGATTTATCATCTACGTACCTACCCCAACATACACATCCTTCAGTTTTCTCCAGTAGCATTTTTTAATTTTCCTCCTTCTAATATATACGCTTTTCTCCTGTCAATGCAGGCAATGTTCTTTTTCATACAAGCCTGTTCGTCATATCCATAAACACTACCCGTATGACCTACAATCTGATATATATCAGGTATGATAGGATAATCCAGGTGATCTTCAAAGAAATCTGCCCACATTGGTCCTCCAAACGGAGAGTCTCCCCATCTACTATAACCTACTTGACTGAGCATCGCTTTTCCCTTACTAGTCTCTGCCATCCTATTTAGCATATCTTCTATCTCGGTCTTCTCAGGTACAGTCAATTCATTCTGATCAAACCAGCCCTTGACTAGACCAGCATGAGTAAGGAGAAAGAATTTGCCGTCCTGTTCAATCATCTTCGCTACTTGAAAATCTGGACGATAATCATTGAATAGTGTAGCTACTTCGTCTTCGAACATTCTCGAAAATCTTGTGCTGACTGGAGCTTCTTCCCAGATGTAATGAATATCGTGATTTCCTAAGAGAAGCGTAATTCTACTCGGATTTGCTTCTTTTAATTCAATTATATCTCTTAATCCACGAAGAGCAGTATTGAAGCTGATATCTTCGTCTGGATAAGGGTCCAGATAATCACCAAGAAATACGATGTCTCCATTCCACTTGTAAACTGGTTCTTTCCAAAACGTTCTTCCATGAACATCTGGTACAATTAATAATTTTTCTGTTTTCATGTTTCTTGAAATTTTATAATACACACGTAAGGAATTAAGGTAATCCCAGAGTAATTTCCCTAGGATTACCCAAGTAATTTTTACAAGAGATAACTAATTATTAATCCGGCAAAACCACCAATATCGGTAGCTGTCATTTCACAACAATCTGACTTTCTCCCAAATTTCTTATCATAGTACCAATCTTTCCAGGTTCCTATTATAACTACTGATACTAGGGCTATAACTCTAGCGTGGTTTATATTTATAAAACCCAAGAGATTTCCTATTCCATATACAATGAGAAATATTATCAATCCTGCAGTAAAATGTAGAATTTTACTCTGTGGAATAGTTCCAAGAAAATCTAATATTTTATTTAACATAATAAGCTGAGGTAAATATTAATGAAACATATTAATTCAACCCAGAAGGTGAATTTAAATTTATCTAATTCTTCCTCTAGGTTATTAGTTTTTTTCTTCCCAAGTGTCCAGAATAGTATCGCCCCAGGTAATATCCAATCAAATAGAAATAATTGGTTTCCATATAACATAACCCATAGTTGGGAGAATATTCCTGCTAGGCCAGCCCCTATCATATGTACTTGTTTTTCTGCTTTATCCTCTAGAATTTGTGGAGAAGCACCCACTAGGAATACTCCGAATATAGTAGCAAATGGTATAACCTGTGTGGGAGCATTTTTAGCTGCATCCATAAATTCTGGGAGGAGTAATAGACCAACGAGCCATATTATGAGAGTAAAAGCTGGTTTCCATGTTAAGTAATAGTATGTTCTGGATACTGAAATAGGAATTTCTTTAGCCTTCAATAAGATATAAATTATATATAGGATAAATATAATAAAGGAGGCTATTGTAGTTATCATACTGTTAAGTTTAATTTTTCTGGGTAACCTTGTTTGAAATCATAAGAAGCAACTTCATCCAAGGTACTTAATAGTTGTACTCCTAGTTTATGCTCTGCGGTTTTATTGAAACATTCACAAGCATATATTTCTAAGGCCCCTAGTAATTGTAATGCTAGGGCACAATTTAATGTGAAGGGCGTTGTATTAAGCCAAAGTGTGGTACTTTCCATTCCCATCTGTTTCTGAATAGAAATACTATTCATGAGACCAACCCTAGTATCTTTATCTAGCCAAACTTTAGCCCCATTTAGGAAGAAACTATTTACTTCTTCACTCTTATCATATACATCAATTTGGGCAAACATGACTTCCTTCAGGAGTTCAACTGGGTCTGGATTTGTTATGCTAATGTGTTTTTCTACATCAACATACTTAGCCTTAAATGTTCTTACAGTATATTCAATAACTCTTGATACTGTATGAGTTTCTCCTAAGTCCCAAGATGATGATACAACTGTTTTATCCTCTGAACCGTCAAAAGATGAATCAACATTTGGTTCTGGCTCCGGTATACCTGTATGAACCTCTTCATAGACGGTCTTTGTCTCTACTCTAGGCTCAAGTTCTTCTACTAAGAAGTATATTCGCCAGGTATTATATTTACCTGAGGTACCTATTAATTGTATCTCTGGCTGATGTTCATTGGATAAGTCTATTTTATAATTTCCAATCATTTTATTGTTATTATTTATAATAAATCGCTTTTAATTAATGTTAAGCCTATTGAGGGTGTATGAGTTTAATTACCGCTCCAAGCATTACCGTTAACTTCACATATATAATTATTTATTACATCAACCATTGTATATATACCATTAGATGTAATGCAAGGTTTATATTGGTGAATGAGATTATTGTTATAATATGCATTTATAGCATAGTATCTTATTATAGGAGCATTGGTTGTATCTTCATTTATTTGCATAAAATTATCTGCAATCCAAGTTCCACCTTTATTACCAGATGCATTTGCTATTTGATTATTTACCTTAAATTGTGTTGATGTTAATGTGATAAACAGTCTTTTTCCTACATAACTGGTGCCATTACTAATATATACATTTTGACTAGAATTTGAATTTAGTAATGCTCTTAACATATTATTACTATTATTAAAATTTACGCGCCACTTTTTATTTACTGTATCATTACCAGCATTGGCAAAAATCATACCCCATTCTCTGCTTGTATCTCTTGCTTCTACATAACAATCAACTTCAAACTTATAGTTATTGTCGTCTAATGGCGCACAGTTAGTAATTATTCGTGAGCTCTGATTGCTATTAACGATATAGTCTATGAGCCTATAAGGTGCATTTGCCGCTAACAATCTTCTTCTAAACTCGCTCATATAGTCCTCCCTTCTAGGGAATGACTATTATAGGGATTTAAATTTCCCCCCCCCCTCTATAGCTGTTAAAATTTTTCATAATTAAAATTCTCCCATTACGGCTAAGTTATTTACTATACTAATTTGATATGTTTTTCCTGCTCTCGTAGTAGGTTGTACTCCTCCCAGCCACGTTAATGTTGGTGGAAAGTCGAGAACGGTTGCGGTAGAGCCACTGGAAAACTGTATCATATATTCATTATATCTAGTGTTGTCCGTAGGAGTAGCTAATGCTTGTATTGTTAATGAGGTAATTTCTCCCCAGGTATGTAAAACATTTGGTGTCAGAGAAGCAATTACTGTATCAGTATTTTCATGTGTTTCTACCCCAGACTTTAACGTATTGATAGCTTCAAGAGTATCCTCCAGTGCAGCTTCTAGTTCTCCAGTCTGATCACCGATATAAGTTTTCAGTTTATTCCAAAAGTAGGAAAGTCCTTCATAGTCTAATCTGTATTCTGTATTTGCCATTATTCAACCGTATATATTGTGTTCGATCCGATTTGGATTGAAGATAGTTTTCCTGTTTCTTCTGATAAAATAAAATAGAGGACATTATCTTCAGGTTCTTCTACTGTTCCTGTAACCCATTCTAGTTTCTTTACTGTCTGTGACTGTACGGCATTTCCGTTACCCATAGAGTCATATAGGTCACTAATAGCATCTTCTATTTTATTTAGGTTCTTAGCATTAACTGGTGTCTTATTATCCACCCACTTTGTTTTCTGATAAGTCTTCATGTTTAATATTTCTTAGGAGAGGTGTATCCCCTTTTATTGGAGATACACCTATTTATTCTTTATTTTTTACACCGCTGTCTCCATATCCATAGATTCTATACATATATCCACCTTCATTAACTCTCTCAAAGTTGTCATAATCGGCAACATTAATTTCGTGTTCTCCTGGGATGTTACCTATGTTATAGCCACAGATAGCTCCTCCACAGCAAAATCCTCCACAAATGGCGGGACAGTATATACAGAATGGGAGACCTATTATTTCTAAGTCTTTCCAAGCAAATTCTTTTCCAGGTAGTTCATTTAATGTAACCACTGTATAGGATTTACCATACTTAGATATTCTAAAACCAATTTCTTTTATTGTATAGATATCCTCTGAATCTACAGCAAAGAATCCACTACTTACAGACTTACTTGCAATCTTAACAGAAGCCCCAATTAATTGTGGATATTCCCATAATCCAGCGGGACTTGTTACTTTTAAACCAGCGCCTATTAGTTTCATAGCATCATATAATCTATCATTTCGTGTGTAATGGGTAGAATTCTTTCCTGAGCAACTAGTCTTTCATTAAGGTCTAGGATTGCATTTGCTACAACTTTTTCAGTATCCTTAATTCCGGCGATTTCTTCTATTTCGTCTTCATTAATAAGTCTACTTCCCTCGACTTTATCAACTTTTTTCTCTTCTAGGTCAACCAAAGCGGCAGCAATTACTTTCTCTTTTTTAGCTAAACCTGCTATCTTAGCTATTTCCTCTTCATTAATTAATCTACCCCCGTCTACCTTATCAACTTTCCTATTTTCTAAGTCGATTAATGCTGCAGCAGTAACTTTTTCGTTATCTTCTATTCCAGCTATTATTTCAGCTTCTTCACTGGTTAATAATCTACTACCTTCTACCTTATCAACTTTTTTATCCAAAGCCGCCCTAGTATCAAGTGATACTGGTTTATTTAGGTCTGCGGTATTATTAACACTACCTAGGCCGACATCAGCTTTACTTAGTGTAATCTCTGGTATTGAATCGGTGGAGAAAGTGTGACCGTTTACCTTTGCAGTCTTAGGAAGTTTATCATTAAGAGCATTTTGTGTAGCGGTTGGAATAGGAAGGTCTAGTGGATTCTCTGGATAGCTGCCAAGACCTAGTTGACTTTTTGTAACTTGGTGAGGGTTATTAGTATCTTCTAGGTGATTAGCAAGTTGAGTAGCTTCTGTTTCTGTAATTAATCTACTTCCTTCTACCTTATCAACTTTTGTAGTAAGAGCCTCTTGTGTAGCTCTCGAAATAGGTAAGTCAAGGGGATTTGTATAGTCAGCATAATTACCAAGTCCTATATCTTCTGCAGTAAGATTTATAGATTTTTCATTCAGGGGATGACCATTTATCGTATATTCTGTATCTAAGTCCGACTTAATTTCATTTATTGCAGTAGTTAAGACTTCTTCGGTATCATTCAGCCTATCATTCAAGTTGTTTAAGCTGGCAGAATTTACTAATTCATTATCAATAACTCTTTGTTCTAGCTCAGTATGAGATTCGCTGGTATTTGTTTCTAGGTCTTGAAATTTTTGATATATAACTTTATTTTGTACAGGATTTTCAGAGGTGGCGTCCAATGCGGTGTCAACAACTAATCTCCATCTTCCAAGAACAGGATCTATCGTATTCGTGGAATAGAAGATATAACGTTTTCCAGTTTCTAGGCACAAAGAAATATGGCCTTCATCTAGGGAGGTTTCAGGAAATCTTACCATTTCTTGAAGCTCTGTAAATGTATCCCTGGAAAAATTGGGTTGTTTACCTTGATAACTTATATTATCACCTATTTTTAGAGCCATACTTGTGTAAAGTTTGTAATTGTCGTTGCATTAGTTAGGACATAGACATTATAAGTTATTCCGCCTATGTCTAGAGTTGTTTTAGTATAGGAGTCAATGTACTCAAATCCATTGGCATCTTTTATAGACTCTACATCTCCTAGGTATGCGGGAAATGCTGCACATACTTTCTGATAATTTAGGTTAGGGAATGTTCTTGAGAAGTTTGTGTCTTTTATAGTATAGTTGTCTAGTCCTGTTACTTGGTTTTCGGTAGGCTCTTCAATATCTGCATTAATTAAACCTACGTAGCTTTTGTGTACATAAGCTATTTCTACTGTACTAGTACTTTCAACTCCCTGATATGTGGCAGAAAATGTATATGCATCAGTCTTATTAGTATTAGAGAAGAGTGTTAAATTTTTTCCATCTGTTTCATCTACTACGGCACCATTTAATTTCTTTACTGCGGCTCCACTTACATCAGCTCCTCCTCTACTAACAGACCAAGAGAGTCTTCCTTGTAAAGATTCCCCTACTCCAACGAGGTCAATTGATGCTGATATAGTAGTTTCTAAGGGATACACGGTATCTAGGAGATCCTGTAGTACCATAGAATCTACTCGTTTCCATCCACTAGTATTTGTAAATGCAAAGTTGCCTCCGAAATATTCCCACTCTTCATAAGAGCCATTAGAGTTTAGGAATCCCACTTTAGTTCCAGGAATCTTTTGAGAAGATTCTAGGTTATCCTCTAGAACTGTTACTGCGGTTCCTATTGTATAATAACCTTCCTCCAATGGCCAAAGAGTTGAAACATTATAAGTGTCGAGGAGTTTGGATAATGAACACCTAGCGGGCTCAAATCCAACTCCATCAACTACCGTAGCAGGAAAAATATCTACTCCTCCTTGACTTATAACTTGTATTGTTTTACTCATGATATTCTACTCCAAAGTAATCACATACTCCTTTAATTACTATTTCTGTTAGAGTATTTTTTCCTTTTTCACTTAATAGGTAATCAACTTCTTCCTTATTATCCTGGAATAAGTTTTCAACCAAAACAGCTGGCATGGAAGTTTTCTGCAGAACAGTAAACCTAGCAACTTTATATAAGCGGCCAGGATCTTCTGTTCTTATCTTAAGACCAGTTGCTTTGGCAGCATTTGCTATATATGAAGCAAGCTTTTTGGAAGATGAGCTGGCATTATTGGAAACATAAATTTCCCATCCTTTGCCTGTATGCCATTTTCCATCACTCCCCGCTGCATTAACGTGAAAAGAGATAAAGATTGATTTACCAGAGTGATTCTTAGCGATAGCATTAGCTAAGGTACATCTCTTTGTCAGGCCAGGTTCAGTTGTTCCTGTCCAATCCCAGACAGAATCAATTCCAACAGCTTTTAATCTTTTCTCTATTCTTCCCAGCATTTCTCTGGACCAAAGATATTCTCTTAATTTCTTATCTGGACTACATTTACCAGATACATTGCTTCCGTGTGCTGGATCTAAAATTACTAACATAAATTAATATTTTATTGTTAAAGTACCGTTCTGTTCGTTGTTTAGGTATAGTAGGTAATAGGGCTTAGTTACTCCATGTTGATTAATTATATTGATGCTCTTTACTGTAAAATCAGTCATGTCAAAACCACCAACATTCATTTTCGTATTTTCTGGAATGACACTGCCATAATTAGCTACAGGAATAAGAAAGTAAGGGTGATATCCACCATTACAATTAAAGGTTACATTCCAGGAGCTATATCCTTCATTAAGGTCACTGCTTTTGCTTACGTTATATACAAAAGGGCCATTACTACTGTAATAATCATAAGTATTTCCTACTATTATACCTCTCAAACTATCTCCCTTAGCTAATCCACGATATCTTCTAAGTCTTACATAATAGGTTGCTCCCCCAGATAGTGTAATACCTAGGTCTTTTATTACATAACTTACATTATAGGTGAAACTTTTTACTTCTCCTGTCTTTAACGTACTACTTCCATTAAGATTAAAATTATTTATCCAATAATTTGGAGAAGTAGTGGTTGCAAAACTAGTACTATTTTCTGCTAAGGTAGCGGCAACAACTCCATTTTCTGTAATTGTAATAGACTGTGGCTGTATATCAGAGCTTTCGTCTTTCTCTAATTTCCACCTAACAGTACCAGACGTATCTGCACTCCAGGTTAGCTTAGAATATTCGATTGCCCATTGTAATTTCTGTTGTGGCCCAGTACTTCCTACTTCCACTGGATTAGTACCAATAACCTTAATATCCTTTATCGTTGGTTTACTTTTAAAATCTGAGAGACTTGAATCAACTACGGATTGGACTAGGGAAATACTAGCAGCTTGATTATCACTTACATAATTCTCACTGCTACTAGATACCCTAGGAATCCAATGTCCAGTTTCTTCCAAGCTCTTCGTTGAATCATAATAATACCAGACTCCTCCCGTATCAGGGGACTCGCAGAGACAGATCTCAAATCCCTCTGGAACATCAGTGTCCCAGTTCTTCAAGTCTGCCTTACTGCGAGCCTTTGATATACGGTCATCTAGGAAATCTTTGGCATCATATGCGAAATTTGTTCCTATATAACTTGGCATTGCTTAATGTTTAGTTAGATTAATCTCGAGGATATAGTACGACTTTTGCATTAGGGTCAGAACTTTTTATAAACTCGTCATAATTATTCTTATTTCCTTGAGGTAATTGTGATTTATGTACTAAAAAGTCATAACTGAATGCTATAAAGTTACTATTATTAAATGCTCCTGGCTGTCCCGTTATTCCTGGAAGAATTAGTGCTTTGTTAGTAAAGTTTTCACAATTTTGATACTGATAATGATAGAAAGTACCAAATATAGGATTAAGAGTCGAACTAGAAGAACTGGTTGCAGCTCTCTTGATTTGGTTTAGTGTTGTATTATAACTAAATAAATAACCTGTTAAGTATCTCATTATTACAGTACCTTTACCTTTATTACTCGTTCCTCCAGCTGTTAACATATTGTCGAAGGTTGCATTTCTAAATCCACTGGTTGAAATATCAATACCTTCCGAACCTCCTACCAAAACACCATTAGTATCGTATTCTGGGTTATACATTAAACCGTAGTAGAGGACTTTATCATATGAAGTATTCGCAGTGTTATACCATCCATTCGTACTAGTTCTCCAGAGTCCCACCGTTGTATTGTCACCATCTATGCAGTATTCTGGGAAAGGATTTCTGAAAGCTGTAATACTTGACCTATTATTCTTAAAAGAAGTATTCAGCAATATGTAGTATTTACTGTATGAAATAGTATCACCACTTTCTGTGCTACTATTAGGTAATAGTATTTTAAACTTAAATGCGCCCTCTAATGATGTTATTCGAGTAAAGTTCTCGGGAACGAATGTATAATAGCTAACTCTTTCCACTTTAGGAGGATTTGACGAGTCAGTCTGTTCAAGAACGCCTATTTTCCTAGGAATAATGGATTGGTTAGTCAATAATCCGTTAATATTAGGTGAAGTTGAATTTTTTAATAGATTTCTAGGAATCAATCCCTCCATTGAATCTGAACCATCTGAATAGAACGTGTTTCTAAGTGAACAGTTAGGTTTTATTGGATAAAGGATATCTGGTGCAATGAAGGATCTACTAATGGCGTTAGCAGTATTTGATACTGAGTAGTTCTTAATAGTGTCTCCCGATCCGTTTATTGTACACTCTTCTACATATTCTCCTATACCCTCAGGATTAGATTCTGGAGTTAATTCTGCTATGTCAGAGAATTCCGTAGATGATTCCAGACCATTTACTTGCTTTGTAAGTGTCCAATAATAGATTTTTGTAATAGTGCCGCCAATTTCGGCATTGTTACTTCCACTTGCCAACTTATAATAGTAGTAGCCAACCTCATCTATAACTTCTCCAGTAGAATCAATAACTATTGAGTTTTTAGGAACATCACTTAGTTGTTCTGGATTAAAGTTTTTAGCCTGAATAGTCTCTCCATTTTCTATTCCATAAAACCACTTAGTATTATAAAAACAGCTCTGTAGGTTTTCTAAATCTAGGTTATAACTATACGTGTATAGCGTGGCTTTTTTAAAATATCTTCCTAAAACTTCATTATTAAAATAGTTTTCATCAGGACTTTGATATATATCCAACCCACTATCATCTATTTTTATATAAACGTCTTCAGTTGTTTTTTTCCTTTTCCTCCAAAAATCAATTGGCAATGCTCTTTTAAATTTCACGTTTCTAAACGCAAAAGCAGCACTTGTCAGGCTTGGAAAGATACCTAATAGTCTATCATAGTTAAATTCTATGTATTCACTTTCTAAATAATTGCTATCAACTAAATCTTCCTTTGTAATAGTGTAGCCAGGTTGTTTTCTGATGATACGGAAATTATCAAACATTGAATTAATTGACTTAACCCCCGTCATGCTTAAACTATCATCTTCACTAGTATCTTTATCAGTAAGTTCTATAACAACGTGCTGATCTGGACTAGCCACGACTATACAATTTCTAAATAGGTTACTAAATCCGGTCCAATTACAATTACTGTTAAATAGTATTCCACACAGACTTTTAAAGTTATCGTAGGATATGTACTTTCTTACCGTGAAGTTACCCTCATCCCAATCTGAGTATCCACTTGAAGTATATTCTCTTCTAAAGAAATCTACAGTCTTGCCTCTGTAATTTTCCCAAGCTACAAAACCATATAGATCAATAAAAGTTTGTCCTGTATAAGTTAAACCATCCAATCTACTGGTAATTGTTAACGGAGAATCGAAATCTACTCTAAAAGAGTCCAAAATACCTCCTTCTAAAGGAGGCAAGGTTACTTCAAGATATCCAAGATTGAATAGACCGTCTAAGCCCATAATATTATTTACTCTAATACTATTTCCGCTTGTATTGGTAGTTTCAAATTCAAATCTATAGATCGTATTTAGACTATTCCAATGTCCGTAACTAAACAAACCACTAAAATCTACTATAGCATCACCACTAAAACTAATGAGCTGTAGGGTCTCTACCTTAGTAGGGTAACGTGTTGTTTCTTCTTTACTTGGGAAGAAGAAGTCAGATGCTTTAAAATGGTCTATGACTGTAGGATTGCTTTTATTATTCGAGATTATCTTTAATCTAACATACTGGTATCCAGAGGTATTGGCGTTATTTGCTCCTATTGTTCTAATTTTTTCTATAATATCATAGAAAACATTCATTACTGTGGTAACTGTAGTAGAAGTCTCTCTACCCATGTAGTTTTCAAAGGAATTAATGGTATCGACGTCTGCTCCGAATGAGAACCATTTAGGATGCCAAGCACTAATCAAATTATAGTTAAAAGCCCCACTTACGTTTGTTACTTTCTTAAAAACCGACATGTCTATGTAGTTTTTCGTAGATTTTATGTCACTAACTAATAGTGTTTCATTATACTCAATTCTATTTCCACAAAACATGTTGGTTATATCGGTAATGTTGTTATTTGTTGGGATTCTTTCTATAAATGTTTTAGCCAAAGTTCGTGTTATTTTTCCTTCGCCTTCTTTTGAAATACTATTTCCGATAGAGAATGTACTATTAAGAGATACTGCTTGTTCTATGACAAATAAATCACAGCAAGTAGTTCCATTACTTTTCGTTAGTTTAAAGTTTTTACAAAGATAGAAGGTAGGTCTGATCCTTGTTCCAGTGGTAGTAGTACCTATTATATAGGCTTTTCCATCAATGGTACTTAGATTACTGTCGGAATAGAAAGCGTCATAGTCCAGATAAACCCCTGTATTGCTAAACTCAACGCTAGTTATGTTGGTACATTCTCTAAAATTCACAAAGTTTAGGTCAGAGAAATCCGTTAAATTCAGATGTCCTCTTTCTGTAGAATTTATAGTTAAGTCTGTACCAGCATTACCACAATTTTGAATACATAGTCTTCTCAGCTTATCGCCACCAATACCTGCTTCAGGGTCGGATATGTTTATCTTATTAAGATTCTGACAATTCTTTATCACAACCACCGAAAATCCTGCAATCGTTATGCTATACAAGGTGTCGTCTCCATCAATCTCTATTCTGGATCTATCTTCATTAATTTTAGTATTCGATATATTTATTTCACGAATATGAGTATTTTTTAGATAAAATCCAGAGCCTGTTTTTCCAAAAGGAGTGTTTTGATTATTGGAAGTAGTAGGTGTAATATTTGCTAGGTTAATTACATTACTACTAGTTACCTTACCAAAGCTTGTTTCACAGTTTTTAGTAATAATATCAGGATGAATAGGCTTTATTATTAGCGAGGACATATAGGCACTCACGATTATAATTTTTGAAAGATTTAGACAATCCACTATATTATACTGATTATTTGACCCATTTACGTTAGATAGATTAAGTTCCGTACAAGTAGTGTTTTGCATGTTTAAACCTATTCTAGAATTACTTAAATCAATTGTACCTAAGTTAGTATAGTTTGTACCAACTAATTTAAGTGTACCTTTATATTTAGGACTAGTTAAACTGATTGTCTTCAATGAAGGCATAAGGATATTATCGGTAGCGCTATTATCAAAGGTCAGTTCTTTCGCCTCTGATGAATTATCATCTCCCACAAGTTGATCTATATATTGAGTGTTTATATAAAATGTACCATCTAAGTGAAATCCATTAATACTGTCCATATAGGTCCAGTTTTTTGAACCTAATAATCTATATGCCTGGGTTCCTGATACAGGGACTGGGATTTGATAATAATTATTACCACCAATAAGATATCTCTTCGTCCAGTTTGCACATGTTATAATAAGAGGTGAGTTTTCTTTAGCACGTACAGTAACGACAAAAGGTATACTTGATTGTAGAGAAAGCTTATCAAAAATATCCGAGTTTATATAAACATCTGGGTTAGTAGCGGACGTGTATTCTGAAATAGTAGGTTCTGACATATAATGGTCTGCGCTAGTATCTTCTTCCGTAGAAGTATACTTATAGAATGTCTGCATTTCTCCATCTATTTCCTCATTACATTCTCTATAGAACATTATAGGATTATTTACACCTCTTGCTATGTTAAAATATGCATCTAGGAGGTGAAGACGATTATTCAACCACTCTTTTACTCTAGCGATGCGTGTTCCATTAAACTTACCAAGTTCATCTTTAGAATTTGTAGTATCACCTGAATAGTACAATTGAACTAAATATTTTGCTCTGTAATTTGCATTAATCAATGGAATGCCAACTGATCCTAAGTTATTAGAGAAATAAGTCTTTATAAAATAGTCAGCGGATTCTAGACAACCTATTTTATGATCCGACGGATTTCTTCTCGATCTCCACTTTTCCCAGAGTTGCCTTGGCCAGTTTGTAATTTTTTCTGTAAACGCACTATCGCTTGCATTAAGATTAAGTTTTCCTGCAATATAAGTTGCGTATTTAGGTATCGCAAATAGGTAGGAACTAGCAACGTCGAAGTATTCTCCTCCAGAAGGGGAATAGTCTCTGTAGACTGTAGCTGAAATTGGTGTAATTGTTTTATAACTTACGGTTCCACTTGAGGTTGTTTCACTAGTACTTGTTCCATCTGATTCTGATTCATTCTTTGTCCAATAATCAGAGAATGCAGTGTAGTTCACTTTCTTTCCAGCATTATCAATTCCTAAGCAAGTATCCATGTCGTAGAATGCTACATAAAAAGTACCAAGTCCGCTCTCCTTATCTGCGGTCCATGTTTTTAATGTAAGATTCTTTTGGACAGAGTCTATCAAACCAAATGCCATACAGATAGTATAATATTCACTTACGCTGTTAAAGTCTAGTAAAGGAATTCCAGCATCAGGATCATTTTCGTCTTTTCTAACCAAATCCATGAGGTCATTTAGTGTACCTGGTCTGGTTAAACCAGCTTTTGGCGTAATTCCACTGACTGTTCTAATAAATTGGTGTCGATAGTTAGGGACTTGGTTTAATGGAAGGGTTTTTTCTTCTATTTCACCTAAATCTTCATTCCAAACTTTTATCTTACCAACTGCTTTATAACCTTGTGGGGGCTTAGATCCGTAACCATATAAGACTCCTGCACTCCCATCGTCACTAAAGGTTTTCTTTAGCTGAGTGAAGACATAACCACCCGCATAGGTTACTTTTTCTACAAATCTTTGTAAGATATTTCTTGCATCTTGATTTTGTAGGTTTTCTCCTCTGATATAGGATACGTCCGGATTTTCATCTGTAATTTTACCGAACATGGTAGTTACGTTTTCGTCAGAGACACTGTCATTCTGGAACAATAATGATTCATCAAATTGTGAAAAGTCTAGGAATGAGCTGTTTCCTTGAATTTCTGCAGTAATTACTCCATTTTTTACAACACTACTGGACTTAGTGACCATGTGAAATGAAAATCCACCAGAATCTGGTGCATCTTCTAGTATACTTTTTCCGTTACTATCACAGAAGACATTGTAATCTTTATAGCCCAGGTTATACTCGGATTCTCTACCTAAGTTAAAATTATATACTCCATGATAGTAGTAATTTTCATCTTGAGCATCAGGCGACTTGTTTGGGTCGATGAATTTCATGAAAATTAGAAAAGGAAAACCTGTCAAACAGTTTTTTATGTATCCAGAGAAGGCATCATCCACTGAAGTAGGGCTTGTTTTGAATTTAGTAGTGATGTCATTAACAAAATTTCCAATAGAAGTATTATTAGAGTGACTGGAATCTACTACGTCGGCTTTTAGAGTAAATGAGTGTTCAGGGAGAAATGTAGTTGTGTCGTTATTTTTAAAGTTTGGTGAAAACAACGGAATATATAGGTTTTCATCATCTTTTAAGGTAAGCGTGTAATTCTTAATATGATATCCCTTTGTAGATGAACCCTGTATTTTTACATAAAAATGGATATTACTTGTCCAGTCTATATAACTACCTGTGTTACTTATGGTTCTATTTGGAAAGCTTATATCAGTTAACGAAGTTTTTCCCTTTAATCCACTCCACTTTAAAGTAGCTTTTGTTTCAAGTTCTTCTGTACTCGACTCTAGATAATAGCCACCTAATAAATCTTTATAATTACCGTTTTTATTATCATCTACTAGAATAGCCATTACAGGGACATTGAGGTTTCTCGCTATATTATTCATAGCATCCTCAGAACAGAAAATGTCTCCGTTTTCTGGATTAAAATCAATATTGTCGTAGTAAGTCAGCAAGTTAATTTCCTCTTCAGTAAGTGTTTTGCTTAAGAGTGTTTCCTTATATTTCAAGTAATATTGATAAATTGTAACATCTTCTGGAATATAATATTCCGTACTTACCTTAGACTCGATTGGACTGAAGTATGCTATATCAAATAAGTTGAAGTTTGCGTTGACGCTATATAGACTTATATCCTTTACGGTTAAGTTATTTGATGGGGTTCCTGGACTATAAAGGAATGTTTTAAAACAAGCCTCAATGACTCCATCTATGTAAATAATTACTTCTCTACCACGATTATCAGTATTTCCTAACTTCTTTACTTGCCTACTTACAATAGAAATTAAGTGATAGTCCTCTGTATTATTTAATCCAGTAAAAGAGCTGTAGTCTGTTTTTGGAATGAATAATCTATCGTCTTCAATGGAATTTGCCCCAAGGGTAATTCTGTTTTGATAAAGTGTTAATTCAGTATCATCATATGCAGTTATTTTTAGTATTGGTGCACCATCTTCATTTATGGTATTATATTCGATACCTATATTAACTATTGTATTAAAACCATCGGATCCAGTAGGACAGGTTAAATTCGTTAAAGTTACAGGAGATTTATTTACTGTTTGTTTTATTGGATTTCTACCGAACGTAGCATTAAACGGGTTAAATTCTGGTGACCACTCTGTTACTTTGAAGTAATGATTTAAGTCATCGTAGAAAGGTCTATCTGTATTTTTCTCAAATTGATGCCACCAGCCTCCATCAAAGGTAGAATTTTTTATATAAAAATAGTAGGTACCTTCACCAACATTGGATTGCTCTTGGGTAGGATATTTTTTATTATCGTATTTCAGAACAAATGATATACTATTCTCTCCAGGTCTGGTAGAATATATAGTTATTTGTTGGGTATCTCTTAGGTTAGTTGAAATAGTTTGCCATTCGAATTCATCTCCTAATTTATAGTCGATAGTACAGCTTTTTCCTATAACGTTTTCAAAATAAGGTTTAACTTTAAAAGTTATACTACCAGGTGAGAATAGATCGTCAGTAGATACAGAGTCAGGTTCTTGTTCTGTTTGATATAGTGTACCTGAAGTAGACTGTACTAGTAGGTATAGTGTTTTTGGAACGATAGTAAAAGAGATTGGTGTCTTTAGTGGAGTATAAGAATTTGTTTCTAGATCTCCAACTATCTTTGTTTGAAGTTCGACAGAAATACTATAATTACCTGAGTTAGACTCAGTAAGGCCGTAATCAAATTTTCTCAGGAACTGTATAATATCAATTATATAGTCACCCTCCTCTGTATTGGATACTATTAAGTCTTCCATCGCAGTGAAGCCTTCGCTATTAAAAGTTAACTTAGGAGTTGTTACTTTTAATTTATAGGATACTTCAGTCGCTACTGATATCTGGTAATTTAGTCTTAGATATAGTCCATTGGATAATATATCTGACGTAAAAATTTCATTTGAGTATGCACGACCACTATTATTTATTAAATCTCCTGTAAATCTGTATGGATCAGTAATATATCTAGTGGAGAGTGGTGTAGTTTCATTATAGATACTATCAGTAACTTTTATATTTAATACACCATTTTTAGAAATATTTACAACTCTTTCTAACGTATAACTATTATCCAGATTTAATGTTTCATTAATAGTGTTTATAATAGATCCAGTATTATCCGTAAAAGTACAGTTTACTTTATAAGATGCTCCACCTGGTTTTGAAATTTTTATTAAAAGTGGAAAAGTACCTGATGAACCTAGGTTGATAAATGCAGTGGGATCCTCTACAACTTTCCTATGATTAAGTTCTGCATAGACTGTATATGATGTAGCAGTCTCTCCTCCACCGCCGGTTCCACCTACGCCGCCGTATTTATAGATCCATTTTAGGTAATTTTCTAATTTAGCTGTTCTTGACCAAAGGTTCTCCATCGCGCTATGGAGATCTTTCCCAAACGCTTTATTCGTACCAGTCATGGTAATATCGTCGTCGAAAACGATATTACCATTTGTGGCACTATTTTTATTAGGTCTTTTCATAAAATTTAATCAGTAAAATAACTATTATTAAATAGAACTCTACTTTCTGGAGTAGAATAGTCAGTATTGTCCTCGTCTATCCAATCTCCATAATTATTTGTAGAATTAACTACTAGATTACTAATTTTGATAGCTGATTTTCCATATGCAGTCTGAGTAAATTTATAACCTTGATCTTCTCTTTCGGTCATAATGTTTTCTAATCTACAAAGGGTTATACTGTAAGAACCATTTTGTACCGTTATCTTAGCAAACATTGGACGTAATTGGTTGTTATTAGGTGAATCTCCTCCAGCTGCGTTATCTGTCTTTGGAATTATTTTTGAGAAGGTTTGGAAAATTGATGGCAATTCTTTATTAGACTTTAGTTTATATCCAGTAGCTTGACACATGAAATATACAATACCATCAAAAGTATCAAAATCAGTCAACTTTTTGTAATAAGTTGTACCCTGCGTAAAGGTGTCTGCTGCAACGAATTGACCCTGAACTATCTTATAGAAATTTCCTCCAACAAAATTATTTGAATTTACGTTAAGGTCCTCTACATAAGCTACTCCTCCGCCTACTGAGTATAGATTAGTAGAAGGGAAGAAGTGATTAGAATCATTTGTAGGACTTACGAAATCATCTTTCTTTATATATGGGAATCTAGTTAAATTTCTTTTTATACTTGATGATGTTTGGCCATCGAATACGATCATTGGATCCTCTTTTAGAGTATCTTCCGTCATTACCATCTTATTGGTTAAACTATTTACCATATTACCATCTACTAGGTAATTATAGTTTTCTCTAATAGGATAAGTACATGCATATGTATGCTTATGACCACCTATAACTAATTTAACGTCAAAGTATTCTAATAGTCTACTGAACCAGTAAGTACCCTTCATTGTATAACCATTACCCTCTGAGCTACTTAACTCTTTTGCATGTATCTGGTTTAAGTGACTGCCTACAAGTTTAGAAGAGCTAATTGATCTATCTACTAATTCATTACCAGATCCTGTGGCAAGTGATGCATGGGTAATAACTGTAAATGGCATTTCATGACAGATTGCTATAGTCTTTTTCCCTTTAGTTCTTGCATCATTTAATATATTCCATACTATTTTATACACAGGGACAAAATCATCTCCATAGTAATGCTGAACTACTGGATTACTAGTATCAAATTCCCAACCTGTATAAATATTGATGTATTTAGTATTACTATTATTGTCAGGAATCAATTTAAACCAGTTCTTTGAAGTGGCTGATGTAAGTTCACTATTTATAACTAAAAATCTATCAGTAGTTGAATCAAAGTAATATAGGGATGGTATATATTTAGGATCGAATTCATCATTCCTACCTGAACATAGTGGAACGGGAATATTATTAGTAACATCTACTTCATAGCAATAGAATACATGAAAATAGTAGGAGTTAGATTTACCTTCATCATCTCCAGTACCTAGCGCATTTATATCAGTGTTACATAGGTCATTATTGCCCACACAGTTCATTTGTTCTAGGTGATCGAATAGATTTCTACCAGCCTGATAATAATCGAACCATTCGTTAATACGAGTACCATTCTGAGTCATATCACCAGTATTAACAAGAATAGGTATTATATTGGAACTTGCTACTTCGCTTGCTATTACTTCATTGAGCTTATCTGCAGCTGCTGCCCAGACTTGATACTCTATCCAGTGAAATCCCTGTTGGTCAGTAATCTGATAGATCTTGGTTGTATAACTAGTTGGGTATAAAGTAAAGGTTTGTTCTCTAGAAGTATGTTCTGGATCAGGGTTACCGTTCTTATCTGCTCTACCTACTATATAGGTATACTCCTCTGGGTTGGTACTAACTGGATTTTCTGTAATATCAATGATAACCTTATGTGCGGTATAGAAACTATTGTCAGCAGGAAATCTTCCAGTTATTCTGGCATATATAGTATTGTTTACAGTCACGTTAAATTCCTTTCTACGTGGATAAGTGCTGGCGTTAGCTGTTTCCTCACTTATTTCCTTGTAAGATTCAAATCTTTTCCATGACTCATTAACAGAATTATTTCCAACCTTCGTTTTCTTTATCCAAATGTATTCATCAAAATATCCTAAGGAGATCCAGTTAAAGCATCTAGTGGTATAGATATTAATACCAAAGGAGCAAGTTACCATATTTGGTTTGTTAGGATCAAGCTTAGATTTATCTGTACATACATTGCGATGTTCCCAAGAAGCTTTTGGAGTAAACTTAGATAAAGGGTAGATGTCTTCTGTTTTTGGGAAAGAAATATATTCTTTAGATAAGTCCAGTAATTGAACATCGGTTCCGTTCTTATCCCATCTTCTTCTTGAACTATCTTTTGAATTCAATGCTTGATAGGCTTGATTAGCTGGATCAAGTTCGAACATATTTCTATACATAACATTAGACATTGTCCTCTTGTCGTCATTTTTACCGATAGCATTAATTGCCCAATATGGAGAGTTACCTGATTTTACTGCAAAATAGTAACATATACCATCTATGAAGTTTTTATGATAGCAATAAGGGTAGTCCTCTTTGTTTTTCAATGCACCGGATTCAATGATTGTAACACTGTCAAACTTTTCGTTTGCTATAGTTCCGCGAACTAATTGTGTTCTAGGTCCTACTTTATCACCATCTCCTCCAGTAAAACCAGAGTTTCCATAAGTTAGACAAATACCGTGACCATATGGATTTCCTGAAGCTCCGTAATTAATATCTTCTAATATCTCTAGAGAAAGTAATTCTTTCTTATCACTATCAGTAGGGCTGTCTACATACCACTCTTGATCGTAAGTTTTTACTTTTATAAAAGCATTAGCATCATCATCTTCTGCATGTCTTGCGCCTCTTATTAAATAAGTTCCTCCAGATGGAATAATACCTGTTAATTCTAGACTATATATGTTTTGGACTACGTCACCTGAGGAATTAATCGCGGGTTTAGTTACATGTAGATAAATTCCTTTCAATGGAATATCTATATCCGAAGTATTTTCTAACTCAATAAATGAGTGAGTACATCCATGAACAACATCTCCACTAAGAGGTGCATAGAATGAACCGATTTTTAATCTATCACTCTTTAGTTTAGCATTACCTGTCTGATTGACATTACTTCTTAGTCTATATTGTGCAATAAAACCTCGAAGATTCATGTCTCCCTTGAGAGTATAATCTTTTAAATCTTCGCTTATTGTTTTATCGGGGATTTCCTGACTTTCAAGTTCACCGTTTTCATTAACGGTAAATTTGAAGGTTTTCCCAGTACCCTCATGCTTAAATGTTATGTCCGCAACATCATTAAGAACAAGATCTCCTCCATTTTCTGTAACGACTATTCCGTTTTCACTTAGCCATTGAATAATTTCTGTTTTTGTCATACCAGTATCTTCATCTTCGCTACTACCTCCGTCTTCGCTAGACCCTCCTCCACCTGGAGAAGATTGACTGCCGATAGCAACAAGTTTATTATCTATTTTTATATATAATGTATATGAGCTCTCTACTAATATTAATTCATTATTTAATAATTTATCTTTGAGCTCTTTTAATGTTTCAAAAGTATCAACTGACCTAATAGTAATATGGGCAGCTTTAAATTTCCAAGTATCATCTGATGGTTTACTAGGTATTACGCCTTTAGTGAAATCTTGATACTTGGAGTAGAGGTGAAATTTAGAGATTACAGTACTATAAAAATCAACAGATCTTAAGGAAAGGATGCCATCGTAAAATACTGTATCTTCATCGACTTGGGTAAGATCATCGTAAATGGTATTATCTTTCCAATATCCCTCCTTTATGGTTGAATTTGTAACTGGGTCTGATACACTTATCCAAATGAAATTACTTCCATAATATTCGGTAGTAGGTGGTAAAATATTTCCCTCCTCATCTGTTTTGGCAGAAGTAGCTACTTTTTGTTTTCTACTGATAACAATTAAAGTATTGTATACCTTACTACTAGATGTAATACTACCACTAGTTATTAATGGTCTTAGGTCGAAGTCTATTTCTTTAGAGGTTCCATCTAATCTGTCCTCTTGAATATGTACAACGTATTTTAGCCCCGCATTATTCTCTCCAGTAGTAGTTAGATAGAGAAATAGTTTACTATCGGTTATTTTACCTATCTCACTTCTTTCGATCGCATTCCATGTGACTGGAATATTTATAGGGCTGTCGATTGTAACGTAGTATCGTCCGCCGGTATGATCTTCCGTTGCAACTACAGTACTAGACTCTCCTGCTTCAAATTCAGCTGGAATTGCTTCTGGGGCTGCTTCAAACAAATCATACACGCTGCTAAGTCCATCTTCTTCTACTGCCCAAAGAGGTTCTTCTGCTATGGCTTCTTCAAGTTCTTCACTTATAGCCGCCATTGCTGTATCAGTTCCGCTATAAGACTCAATACCATAAAGGAACGAGTTTTTAAGTTTTGCAACCTCGGATTGTAATGCTCTAAGTGCCTTGAATAGAATGTCAACATAAGTACCATTTTGTGTGGTTTCATAAGTTTTATTTGTTACCTCACCCTCAATGTCATCGTCGTCTGGAATAGTTATGTAATCCATTTCATCTACGTTAACACCAGCTTCTCTCATCTCCTCGACGTTGGCATTAGTATAGATAGGCACTCCAGTTCCCTCTAGCTTCAATTCTTTCCAAATACGTGTACTAGTTCCTTCCTTCATACCCATATATCTATAAGTATGAACGCCAGTAGGGTCATTTTTACAGTACACAAGCATACCCTCTTCCAGTCGTTGTTCTGGAATGGCATCTCGGCTTGCAATGTCCTCTACTGTTCTATAACCACCTCTACCATAGAAGGCTTCGTGGGTAGGAAAGGTATCCTGAGAATCGAATGGTACAATTCTTGAGGCAATGTTCGTTCCTTGTAATTTTGTATCCTCTGCCATAATTTAAAATATATCTACAATACTATTAATTACTCTAGAAGTCATATTATCTGATTCACTACTAATTGGGCCTAATCCTCCTGATTTATTAACAATATATAATTTTCCATTATAATAGTATATTGTTTTTGTTGATAGGTCTGATAATACTCCATTAGATGGGCTAGTAGCAGTAAAGAGCTTTTTCTGTCCCGTTAGGTAATAAACATCTCCGGTTACCATTCCACTGGTAGGAGCTTCTTCTACAAATCCCCTTATGACAGGAAAAGCTTGCTCAATACTAATATTATCAAAGATTCTTTCGGGAATTCTGCCATAATTATTCAGCATCAGAAGACCCTGTGCTCCATTTCTACTGTTCCATGAATTGAGAAGTTCTTTTAAGGTGTTTACATTAAGCTCTTCTTCATTTTCATCCTGAGAGGCTCTATCAAAACTATATTCCTGATAGAATGAATCTATCTGAACTGGGTCATCTTTAATGAATACAGTATAATCTTCTCCATTCAGAGTTATTGAATAGGCTGTGTAGGTTCTAATATAATCTAGTCCATTATCATCATAGATATGACTTATATTTCCAAAAATAGAAGGGAATGCAACACCAGTTCTTTGATAATTTAGAATGATATCATCCCAACTTATATTTTCTTTTTTCCTAATAACTGGTTCAATTCCCTGTAGTTTGTTAACTATTTCGTAAGAAGATGCATTGCCTGGTGGTAATTCATCTTTCTCCACTTTAAAGAAATATACTTCAAATCCTTTGAAAATAGTGTATGTATTTTTTATTTCAGTATAATAATCATCGACGATACCATATTTAGCAATAACAGTTATTGTTTTATCCGTATCATCTTCTCCTAAGAAATTCCCTGGAATAGTAAATCTTCCATCACTATCAAGAGTAATTTCTCTTTCTTGTCCATCTACAATAACGTAGAATTTGCATTTTTCCGTTAGATTTTCTCCGCTTGTTTCATCTGAAGCAGAGGCTTTGAATATTAGTGGATTCCCTTCATCTCCAGGATTAATAGTATCACCACTAAGAGATTCTAAGTTTAGTTTTAGGTTACTTGTTAGGAGCGTTTCTAGGATTTTTTGAGTCTTTGCTCCTGCTAAGAAATCATCTTCTCGTTTACAGTCTTGTGTACCTTCATTGAAGTCTCCACTATAAAACCATCTATAACCTGTTCCTGTATCAAGGAAGATATAAGGTCCACCTGTAATAGGCTCTAGGACACGCTCGTCAGAGTCTTTTGGCTTGTATACATAATACCATTTTCCGTCTCCATCACTCTTACAAACATAAACCTCTCCTACATCTAGGTTAATAGCATTTGTTAGGAGGGCTACATCAGCAAGATATTCAAGTACACCTCTAACTTTAACTACACCTCCTCCGCTAATAAGTCTATAGTATTTCTCTCCCTTTCCATTAGCTATACCAACGGCTATGAGAGCCCCAAGCCCTGGATTACTGCCATACTCCAGATTACCTACGATAGTCACCCCATCAATTTGATTATTGAAGCGGGACATGAAATCTTCAGGTTTCTTATAGATGACAGTAACAAGTTCTCCTTTCCTAAATTCGTATCTATTCAGGCGTAGGATAGCAGTTGCTCTGGATTCTTCTATATACTTACTCCTTGAAATCTGTATTCTTCTTTCAGTTTTCATATTATATTTTTAGAATAAAAAGGAAAGAATAGACGTTATCATTCAATCTATTCTTTCCCTAATAAGAGTTTAAAGTTCTCCCAACAGAGTTTTTACAGTTTATTTTTAGCTGATGTTAAGAGAGCATTTATTCTAGGTATATATACATTAACTGCAGGATATATTTCTTCCCTGAGGTTAATATCAATTGTGTCAGACATCCATTCTAGAATTATGAATCCTATTGGTGTTCTTACCCCAGGAATACTAAAAATTACCTGTTGCCTAGAGTAGTCGGTCTCATTTATAAATTCAAAGACACCACCATAAGTTTGTCTAAATTCTATATCTTTTGCCCCAGAACAGTGTAAGATTTTACCTTCCCCTATATCATCAAAGAGATTTGTGTATAAAGAGGATCCTACGTCTTTATAAACAGGTCCGGGAACTTCAGGAACACCGAATCTACTATTTCCCATCATAAGGTCGAAGAACTTGAAAGGAATTCCATCAAGATTATCTTCTGAATTATGATATTCAAAATATAGGATTCGGTCAGCTTCTGTTGTAGCACGGAACTCAGTTAAGATTGGTCTAAGTTCAGACATGAGTTCGTCACGAATTCTCATTTTTTCTCCATGTAACTCTTCAACCATATTAACGAAGAACTCAACCGTTGACTTAGTAAAAGTTGAGAACTTCAATACTACAACTGCTGCTACAAGGATTATAATGTAACGTCTGAAGCTCCTAAATCCAATCTTCTGTTCAACTGTTACTATCGTATTGCAGATGTCCTTGAATCTATTAAATATTGTATCGAACATTTATAGTTTAATTCGTATTTTTATTCTTATTGGAGATTTAGGTGTATACATTACACCCCCATCATTGTCATTATCTTTATAATAAGAAACGTAGTCGCTGAGATATATTTCATCAGTCACATATTCATAGATATTATCGCTAACCATAGTAAACTTTGATTTAGGTATATCTAAGAAAATTCCTGGTCGACATTGCTCCGAATATATTCTATTGGTATTACTACTTTCTTCAAATATATCTCTTAAATAAACTGTACCATACTCGATATTACTTTCACTTTCATTGTCGTTGAATATAGCTGATGTATATCTATCTATGTTTTGTCGATCCGGATTAGCTGGAGGTAAGAACTTACTATTGAATACTATGCCTTGATCATAAGAGCCAAAGGACTTTATAAGAGGAGCAGTTGTTGGGTTATCGCTTCTTGTCCTTCGTCTTAATGTCAAGTTTTCTAGATAATCCTTATATACTTTCTTAGTGATACTAGCTTCACCTTCATCATAAGTAACGGTTACTGGGTCATGTTCAGTGGTAACTCCTTGAGAAGTTACATCTACTGTTTTATAAGTGTCACCAGGTGTTCCAGATGAATTTAATAGCGTTAAAACTAATCCCGACTTAGCATTTCCTTGAAAATAGTGTATTCTCTCTCTTATAATTCCAGACTTACTACCACTTCTCGTATAAATTTTAGGTTGTGCACTGTATAAGTTGTATTTTGGCGGTACTGTTGCTGAAGGAGAATAACCGTCATAGTAAAAATATTCTGTTCGGGAGGCTTTTCTTAAAATAAATCCACATAGGAATCCATATTTAGAGAAGATTTTATTTTTAAAAGTATTACTAGCCGTATAATTAATAGTAACGGTATTATTTATATCTACGCAATACCTAATTACTCCGCTAGAATCTGTTTCTTGATAAACATCCGCATTTGCGGATAACTCTGTTTCAAATCCTTCTTTATAGAAGTTATCATACTCTTCTCGTTCTTCTACTGTTGCTCCACTTTCATTTAATCCTTTCTCAAACCTAATATATTTATTTACTATAGGTGTAGGTAGAAGATTATAAATACCTGGAGCAGACATTGTATCTGCAAATGCTTTTACGCTCAAGTATGAGATTCTAGGAGATGATAAAAGAATATTACTATGACCATGATAACCCATTAAATTAACCTCTTTCGCCTTTCTTCCTTTACCAACAGATAAACTCAAACTAATTCCGTATGTACCGTTTGTAATTGGATAAGTGGTGTTAGATCCTCTTTTCTGAATCTCTATTATAGTTCCTGCTATTCCAGTAAGCACTTTCTGTCTTTTATTAACAGTTTTACCATCAATTACTACAGTATTAGTGTACTCATTGTCTCCAATTTTTCTTGTAGTAACATAACCATCTTCATCCGTCTCTGGTACTTCTATTGTCGAGTATATATCATCTTTGAAGGTAGACCAAATTCTCGAAACACCAACATTAAATACTTTCACTTTGAATACCTTAACAAGAGTATTTGGATCTTCGCCAACATATTCGTATTCTAGGTTACTGTAAAAGTCTATATTAACGTTCCTGTTTGGCATTATTACATATGATTTAGATCTTCTATTAGAAGAGTTAGGATCATAATAATAAATCTCTTTATCGTTACTAGTAACAGAGCCCGTATAACGAATTAGTGTATTAGAAAAAGGACCATAGTTTTCTATAGGATTACTTTCTTCATCGATTGCTCTATAAACTTTAACAGAGAATCCATTTCGTATCATATCATCCGTAGCATTAGTTGCTATGTAGAAATAATCTTGGTAAAAAAGTTGATTATCTGGATTATTTGAATCATCTGAAACATTTGCGATTACACCGAACAAATCTCCAGTTGCACTTAAAAGAACTGTGCTTATAACATTGTCACAACTTACTCCAATACTATCTGCACCATTACTAACTGATTCTATGTCTTGATAGGCACCTATCATTAATCCACCTTTAGGATTAACATAAATGTTAAAGTTAATACTATTATATCCGCCGTCAGTTACTCGTATCTCATATGGTCCATCCGTCTTATCAGTAATAGTGGTATGTTCATTTTCACTAGTCTGATAATCATAGAAAGAATTATTTTCAGGTACTTTAATATCCAAATATATTTTTCTATTAGAAGAGTCTTCTATAAATTCCTCTACTGTTTTTACTACTTCTAGCTCAGTATCGTAGTCTATGGTTAAACGTTCATCACTGTCAGTAGCCAAGCTTCTTAAGATTACGCAATTCTCATCTTCTTCTAATACATCATATGTACTATCTGATGTTATAGTAGGAATTTGAACTTGGTATAATTCTAGGTATACATGATTTTCTGTAGCAGTTGCTATGATATCTACGTTCTTATTCTGGCTACCTAAGAAAAGATGCTTCTTACTCACTACGGTACCAATTCCCATCGGGCTATCATAAGTATACGCATTATGAGATGAATCAACACGCCTTCCTAAGATTCCTTTTTCCCAACTTTCTTGTACAACTGGAATTGTTAAGTCAGTATCTCTAAAGATAATGGATCTATCAATACTACCTCCAGAGGTACTGTTTCGTAATAAGCTAAGATATTTAAATGTAATGCTATTTTTACTTAAATCATAGTTATTATTACTCAACAATTCTATGTATTCACTGTTACTGTATTTTCTTATATTATGTATGTTTCCATCTATTGCAAATTCCTGATCGATTAGTCTTTTCCAACTAGCACTGTATCCTTCAAAAAGATTTGGTAGATATCTGAAACCACTTAGGAATTTATTATCTATAAGCACTACATCTGGGTCAATATCTGTTTCGGAACTGTGTATGGTATATACTCTAGTTTCACCATTTCTGGATATTAAAGAGAAGTTACCAGTTATATAATCACCCGTTCCGTTACTAGTTCCCCATTGTACAGGAATAGTATTTGAAGTACCTGTACCCGTTATTCTATCGACTTCTTCCTGTGTATAACCAAGTGGTTGTCCGTCTTTATCTAATGCAAAATTGTTTTTATCTACATAAGAAGTGGCGTATAATGTACCTAGGAATATATAATTAGACCTAGTATTTACGCCATTACCCATACTAACTTGGAAAATATTATTACCGTTACCTACAAATGTTATGGTTTCATTTTCAAGTACACTAATTGATGTATTACCTGATTTATTTACCTCGATTGGAACATCTGATCCTGAAGTCAAGAAGAACAATCTATAATTTCCGTTTATAGGTAGAGTAACTTCTACTCGTGCAGCTTCTGCAGTTCCTGCATAAGGTAGTACTAGTGCTCCTGGTATAGTATTATCTATAGAAGAAGTACTTATCAAAGCAGTAGGTACTTTCAACAGTTTGAAAAGATAGTAAGTTTTATTCTCTCCTAAATAGTCTCCTTGGTAAGTTAAGTTTACACCTCCAAAGCATTTTATAGGATAACTTGTGCCATTATTAGAAATAATACCTATAGATATACCTAAGTTATGTCGTAGGTATCCATGCCTAGGAATAACTTTATCAGAATTTTGACTAATAGAATAGTTTATATTAGTATAATATAAATCCTTAGAGAATTTTGGTTTATTAGTTACTGTTTTAGTCCAAGTAATTCCGTTAAACTGGCTAACTATCCTATAAGTTTCTATGGCCGATGTATACTCAAGATTTATATCATTGGTTTCAGAAGGAATGAATATAAAGAAGTCTCTGGGATTAGTAGGGGTTATCTGAGAAAATAATGTTTCTCTCCATTCATAATTATTGTCCTCTACTGCCACTACTTCATAATATGTTCTTTCAGTACTGAAACTAACTGATGTATTGTCATATAAATTAGTGACCTGTATTCTAGTATTTAAATACAGAGTTGAATTTTCTCTAGAGAAACCATCATCTTCGTAACCTAAGAATAATAAGTCAACCTCCGATCCTACAATATTATCAAAAGTATTTATATCAAGCATTGTAGATTTCTTAATAGTATCATTAACTGAATCATAGAAACCAACAATACTCCTCTCATCTTCATTGTCAATCAATGTAACTCTGAATGGATGATCACACTTAATGTTAAGTCTATAAATACCAATTTCTCTAAGTGGTAGATAAGAATCATTGTGTAAGTCAATAATATTGTTGCTTAGACCACCCTCATGATAAGATACTTTAATGGTTTTGCTTTCCGCAGCTCCGCCAAGGGTTAATTTAAGTCTTGCTATATTATGGTCACATACTTGATTTATCCAGTCAATATAATAGTCTACAATATTGTCGTAAGAATTTCCGGCTCTTCTAAGAATCAGGTCGTCTAAATTTCTCGCCAAAGAAGTAGATGCAATAGATTTAGTTAATATCTCTGTTAAGAATCCTGAAGTTGCCCAAGTTGTTTTGTGAGGGTTCGTTATAAGACTACATGCGTAAGTAACTGAACCTTCTTCAGGTTTTCCTTGGAATTTAACTGTTATTTCTGGGTCCTTCTTTAGAACGATCCAATAGTTAAATACACCAATATCACCCTCTGGATAGGAATTTGTGTATGAATTAACAGGGCCCACTACAAAAGTCGGTAAATTACCACCTGTCTCTGGAAAAGTATATTCTTCGAGGATAGGATATTCCGAATCTGACGTATCCCTAAAGGTCATTTCTGCACCAATAAAGGATGGTCTGACTACAGCATAGAAAATTTCACACCTACCGTTCAATGGGTCATTTTCATCCTGTGAACTATATGAAATTTTTATTCTAATAGGTTTACCATTACTACACTTAGGTGCCCAATCATATATTTTTTGACTTTTAGATTTTAACCTAACGGTAGCAACTTTATTATCCTCCGAGTAGTTAATGCTTATATTACCATACTGGCTATCAGGAACACCTTCTCCAAATTCGAAGAAACTATTAAATTTTGAAGGTAATCCTTCTTCTCCTGAAGAAGTTTCTCCGTCCTCTGTGTAATTTAATAAAGTTACGTTAAGTATTCCTAGTGATTGAGTACTTTCTATCGTAAACGATTGGTATTCGGAGTTTTTAAATAAGTATAACCTTCTTGAAATTCCTTCTTCTGGGTCTAGGTAAGAGTAAGGAGTATCGCTATTTATTCTCCACAGACTATCTGACATCAGAGCCTGTCTCCACAGTGGTATGATTATGCTATTTAGCTCATCACCGTAAATTCTATCTTGCCAATAATTTTTGTCGTAACTTTTAGTTTTATTATTTATTCTTCTAAAAGTAACTGTACCTAGATATTTATCAGTCTGTTTTGAATTTATCCTTGTATAGAAAAATATTTCGTTATCCTCTTTAGAATTTCCTCCATATGTCTCAATGTTATTCTTCACACTATAGAGGATCATGTTGGAGAGTGCATCATCGTCCAAAGAAGCTTCCCAGCATTCATAACCTATTTTAGGATTACAAACAAATAGTCCATCTAAAAATGTTATTCCCAATCCACCTTCGAAATCTACTCTTTCAATGTTCTTCTCTACCCATGTGTAGATTCTACTATTGTTCTCTTCTTTTATAGTAACATTGGCTTTTCCTATAGTTAGTGGCGAAACTACTCTTTGAACACAGTAGAATTGTGCAGATAATTCTCCCTCTTGAATAGAATTTCCAATATTAATATCCATTAGTACTAGTGCAGACTCTTCTATAGAAGGATCTATTGGATACCATACATCACTCGTATTATCTTTATTAGTACTTATTTCAACGGAGTATATATATTTATCTGCGGATTCATCGAAACCTTGATCCGATATTTCTATCGTAAAGTATTCGTCAAAAATTCCCTGTTTCTCAGGATTATGAGCTACAATATTTATACCAGTCTCTGTATTAATTATCTTACTAGAATATATTAATATAGTACCTGGAGGAACTGTCCCTGGATAATTACTTTCTATCCACCCTTTATTACCTTTTTCTGTATCAAATAATATTACAGGATGACTTGAACCCTCTTCATCCAATTCTGTATAAGAGGTGAAGTATTCTATATACCAAGAGAAGAATAGGTTTATTCTGACAACATTAGATATTAATGTGATTTCTCGATCCTCACCTGTCCCTAATTTATCAACGAAAGTTAATTTAGCCGCAATATCAATTTCGCTATTTATTCCCTCTACATCGTCTATTTTTATTTGCTTATTAACTGGATCGATATATATCCCATTTCTTTCCGAAGTTTCTACTCCATTAATTAGTCTAATTAATGTAGTTTTTTCTAAGTCTTCTCTTTGATCTACTCCTACTAGTGTATACTCATTATTAATTACTTTATATTTATCGAATAAACAGTATCCTTTAATAGCTACTGAAGATCTGTTATTAACACTACAAGTTACTGTTCCATCCTCTAAAGTATCTACATTCGTAGGTCCAATACATGTTATTACTATTTTTTTGTAATATTTATATATTCCTATATCAAAAACTTTTTCTCCACAGTAATCTAAGTACATTGGAGAGTTATTGTTTTTTGATATTGCATTTCTAACATGTTTGGCAAAAGAATCTTTAGTTAATATAGTATCATTCTCTTTATTACCTTCAACTAAGAAAGTATTTATTCCTTCGGTTGATGTTAATTGTTCTAGGAAATCCGTATTTTCGTTGATCTCGAGAGTTTCTATGTTAGCTTTAGTATCTTTAGGAAATCTTAAGTTAATATAGTTCATATTCTTCCAATGAGCAGGATCAGCCACCTTCGCATCAAATGAACACAAATTTAGGTTATCCGGAACATTAGAATCAGAATCTGTTAACTCAAATGCTAATCCTAAGATATTATCATTTAGATCAGAGTAATAAACATCGATGTGATTACAGTTTTCAGCTATCTCTAGGTCTGGTCTTCTATCTATATCCTCAATTGAATCTTTTCTAAGAAAGCTTAAATCTAGAGCCATGTTTAGGATTCTAGTATCTGGGTCCCATAGAGATTCAAACTGAAAATAGTGTGTGAGATCATCAGTTGTATTCTCATTATCTGCTTGACTACGACACCCTAAACGATAGGTACATAACTTAAAAGAATTTCCAGGTGTTTTTAATTCAACCTTAAATTTATTTTCAAATTTTACTATCATAAGAGATTAACTATATTTTTTTCTTGTTCATAGAATATAAGACCTTCAACTGCCCCAATTATATGAAAATTTTCTAAGGACATTGGAACTATATTTCTACGGTATCTATTTAAAAATCCATCACCCAATACTTTGGGTAAATCTGGTACATTACCAATATTAATTGTAAATATCAAATCCTGTGCTTCAACTATTTCCCAAGTTCCATGAATATAGTCATTCTTCATAACTACGTCGGTTGTTTCGGTCCAGCTATATAGTCTCTTTGCCAGTGTTTTTGTAATAAAATTACCACTATTTCTATAGAGCGTGTAAGTAACTGTACCTAGATCCTTATTTTCCTCTACGGTCATCATAGAACTGCTGTTAATAACAATAGGTTCAATTTCTTCTGCTCCTATTTTTACACAGGTTCTCATATTAGTATATAAGTACGTTTGGTCTTCTGGGAAAAATATTTTTATCCAATCACCTAATCTTTGTACAACTTTTGCACCCTCATATTTACCCAATGCAATGGTTAGGTCAGCATATGTGTTGGTTAACTGTGGGAATTCTTCTCTAGCTTCTTGCATAGACTTCCAAGAAGTATTTTTTATTAACTTACCCTTAGAGTCTAGTATAAAATCTGTTAAGAAAGTTATATCATATTCTTTTATTCTAGAATCTGCAGTATTAGGTATTAAGTCAACATTTTCATAATAATTGCTGCTATTATTATTGCCATTTACCCACATGTTTGTACTACTATCCCAACTGACTGGTATAATTCTGCCAGTAAATAATTTTTCTTTTATTACCCAACCTTTATTGTAAGGAAAACCTTCATACCTAGGTGTTCCTTGCCTAGTTATATCAAATACTCTGGTTTCTCCAGACTTTAATTCAACTTTAGCAAAAGGTCCTTGGAATTCAATAATACGACTAACTGGATCTTCTTCGCTAAATTCGGGAAGCTCACACATACAGTTTTTTGAAACATACTTTCCTGTTGTTAAATCTTTTAGACTTGAAGTATAGGTTATAGGTGAATTATCTAGTCCTGATATGCCCGATATTTCTTCCATTGATTTAGTAAGAGATAGTATAGCATAAGTAATAGGAGATTCTGTATTATTGTTTCCTATGGTTTTATTTTTCCAAAGATATAAAACTATATCGCCTTTATATAATCCAACCTGCTTATTAGTCAGGTATTTATATCTTTCATCTAAAACAATTCCCTTTATTACTGAGAGTTTTGATAAAGTTAATTCTCCTTTCTCACCCCTTATTATAGAAGAATCTGTAAAAATTTCATGTGGAGTGGTATTTTTTAGTAGAGAGTTTATTTTTGTCTGATAGTTATGTCTATTAGTTTCATAAGTTGGGTCAGTAGCAAAGCCAATGGGTTTCGTTATTCTAGCTTGACTTTCTACTTTATGAAATAAGGTGAGTTGTTCAGAGTTGATTGAAACAATATCTTTGTCTTCCTCTGTTGATATTGTTATATGAACCTCACCTACAGTATAATTTTTACTAAGCGAGTAGTAAGACTGTCCCTTAGTTGTTATAGTTGCTCCTATAGGGTTTAGGAGAACTGTAAATCCAATAATTTGTTGACCTCTCAGGTATATAATCGTATTAAACCCATAACCACTAACTACGCTGAGAGGATTATTTCTATATATAAATGACAGGGGAGATGAAGCCTCTCCTTCAGGAGTTTCTTCTTTCTGTAAAGTCTCAAATGCACCAGTAGCTTCTAGAAGAACATAGAAGTCATCTATTGTACTAGTTGTAGGTACTTCTGTAAGCAACTTTCCTACTTCTTCACTAAAACCTAGTGCAGCTACAATAGCTTTATTAGCGAATGCTTCCGAATTATATACAAATAATGCATCACTACTACTGAGACTCTTAGTACCTAGAAGTTCCGTTATTTTAGAGACAACCATAAGTTACAATACAATTACTAATAATACATTCGTTTACTAACGGAGATTCTGGAATAACTCTAATAACCCCATTAAGATATTCTATAAATATATCGGAATTAAGTTTTTTAATAAAACTTTCAGTATTAAATGTAGAGCCTTCGTACTTAAAAGCTTTGAAAGTCAATTCTCTACTATATATGACATTCTCTTTTGAATACCTTACATTAAGATCTACTTTTGCAGTAAGACCAGAAGTTTTGTGCTTTTCTATGACTGGTAATAAACTTACTGTATTTGTATAAGAATCTTCTGTCATTAAGTCAATAGAAATGGATTTACTCAAAAAATCTACTATAACTTTCGAAGAGTTATAGAAAGTTTTGCCATCCGCTTCTTTCATTTCTTGAACAGTTTTTTGAAATTCTAATAATTTTCTTAATCCTTCTCCAGAACTAAAATTTCCAGAATAATCTACTATATTGGCTGTATCTATAAATTCTACATCGTTTTGTTCTGGGGAAAGATTTTTTACATTTCTCTTAGTATCGAGCTTTTTATAAGAAAATCCGTCTTTTATTACAGAAAGCACTGGGACTGTCTTAAAAAAGGGACGTCTTCCTCTTCCTCCACCAATACTTCCTCCGCTAACCTTATCTATTATTCTACCCACAGTCTTCATATCTGGGAGGCACCAGTTTCTGTTCTTTAATCTTTTTGAAAGCTCAGATAAAAAGAGTGGTTTTTCATTGCTAGGGTAATTATTAAGTGTCTTTATACCATCCTCTGATATGTAAGATATATTTCCATTATTAATGTATAAACCACTCTCTTTTTTTCCTTGAGAGATTATTGTAAGTCTTTTCTTCTTTGTCATAATAAACAGTATACTTCACTAATTACTATAGCGCATTTCATTTTATACATGAGGTTAGGGACTTTTTCCATAGCTTCAGCCTCTAAACTCTGGGCATCCGTTGGCTCCAGTTTAAAGACGCCAGGAATAACCCTATAAATATTAGAATCTGGAGTTTCGTAAGGATTATACTTAGTAGGAACAATGCATATATACTCTTTGTCTTGAGTATTTTCAAAGTAGCTAGGATATCTATTATTCTCCATGCGCTTACTTCTGAAAATTTGAGCATTAAATCGATTGAGCCCATTAATAGCCGATACCCAAGTCATTTTGCCATCAGCTACACCACCTGAATTGTTTATAAATTCACTATTAGATTGGTTATTTACCTGTGAATCATTTATTGTAAATATATCCTTAATTGGAATTGATAGCTGAAATTCATCTTCACCAACCCTCCAACCACTACTATCATAACCATAGTATCTGGATTGAACGCCTTTAAAAACCAGAGTACCACCCATTAGAGTATCACGATCGATGCTTTGTAATCCAATAGGAATAAGATAACGAGAACCAGTATTTCCATAAACCGCATTAGAACCTTCATCTGTATTTATACAATTTAATCCGATCATCATGGAATTACTACTAGTAATCTGATATGCATCTTCTATTGATACTCTGGCATAGATATTGCTTATCAAGCAGCCAGTAGGTGTAGTAAATGTAAATTCTGGGACACTTCCGTTAAACTGTATATCCAGATTCACTCCATTGACGATTCTATAGGTTTCGTTGGTTATTCCTTTATTAGCCATTCGCCCTAAATCAATTGTGGAAGATCCTGCCTCAATCACTGATGACCCTTGAACTTGATTATTAACAGTAATGGTTACTGGATAATTTGCTAATAGCTCATTCTGTGCTACTCGAAATCCTGGAAAATCATCACAATTTAAAGTTAAGATATTTCCCTGAACAGCGCCATAAGAGAAAGGAACTTCTACAAAGGTAAAGCTCGCTTTCATTGCGGCTTTTTCTTTTTCAAAAGAAATTGCTTTGTTCCTATAGTAATTTATAATCTCATCAATTGTTTCTAGAATATTCTCATTCACATTGACGCTATTCCAGTCAATGCTAGAATCAAAATTATCATTACTAGTAGAATACCTCCATTTAGTTAGACCAGTCTCTTCATCTATTAACTCTTGTACTCTAATATACAAGGCTGGACCTGTTGGAGAAGCTTCTTCCTCCATGTAAGTATATTGTCGGAGAATAACGTAACTACTAGTGAACTGTAATTGAGATGTTCCAAATAGGTCTTGTACTACGTGTCTATCAACTTTGAATATACAGTTGTTTAGATCAGGCGCAGTCATTACAGCATCTAATGGATTAGTTCTTGCCAAAACTGTTTCATCTCCGAAATAATCCCTTAGATAAACAATCTGATCTTTTGTTATTTCGTTATTGATGATACCTTTTTCATCAAACCCTGAGATAAAAGAGTTAAGTATCTTGCCAACAGAATATGCTGTGACTAGCTTGTCTGAACCAGCACCCTTAATATAATTGGCAAAGTCTTTACCCTCTAGATCAGCAATGTTTTCACCTAAATATATGTCGTAAAGCTCGTTGTAATCACTTGGTTTTTTCCCCATGACATTTACTTTTGCTGTGTAAATAACACCACCATCGACTACAAAATCGCCCTTTTCAAATTGTACATCATCAGAGTAAAGGAAAAACCCTTTTATACTCTTATCATTAATTCTCATTCTTATTGAATTTAATATTATAATCTTCAGCTATATTATTGAAAATTAACTGATAACAATTATTTTTCTCTAACCTAACCTTATTATTTATTATAGTAGAAGATTCACTGATTGGTTTTACTACTGATCCAATTTCTACAGTTCCCTGTGTATTTTCTAAATCACCATCTTCTGGATAAAAATTGATTATCACTGGGTCAGTTGAATTTCTTGGAACTTTCCTAGTCATTGTATCTACGAAAAATCCCTTATGCTCAATTATATTAATTGTAAAATAGTCTGTATCTTCATATCTACATATGAAGTGATATTCTGCAGGATAATCAATTATCTTTTCCACTCTGAATTCACTTGGATTATCTCTATCAGGATCTGGTATGAAAACTTCGGTTTTAACTACAACATCATCACCTATTAAGTAGTTTAATATAACCTCGTTAATAATAGTGCCTGAACCAGAATTAAATGTATTTGAATATGTATCTCCAATTCTCACTATCTTATAACTATTATCACCAGAAATAGGAACTCTTTCTCCAGTGGAAATATTCTCCGAGAAACTTAAGCATTCAAGATCAGCCTTTCTAAATTCGACATTAATCTCATCTGCTTGTTCTACAAAAGATGTTGGTATAGTTACTTTACAGTATCCATTGCCTGAAGTATAGGCCTGCCAGTAATAATCGGAAGTTCCGTCTTCGTCATAGAGTATTATATCTTTATCTGTTTGTACATTTCTTATGCGAGAAGGAACATAACCATTTCTACAATATAGCGTTAATTCATACTCTTCAATAGAAGTAGTTGCTATAAGAGTAGTTGGAGTAACTTCACCATAATCGTCTACTTCTTCTCCGCTCAAGTTTGTCGTAGTAACGATAGCTCGAGATATAGTGAACTCCTTAGAGAATAAGCTTTCCAATGACCATAGGTTGCTAAATTTTGGATTATTTCCTACATTATTGTTTTCCAAGGATATCCAATTTTCTCCATTATAGATACAGGTCTGTCCTCTTTTGTACGATACGTATTTATCCCAAGAGGTATTATCTTCCAACATTTCTATAATCTGATTCAGTATTGGTGTACTAGTTACAGCTCTGTTGCCAACAATAGTTCCTGAACTTTGATCTAACCAATGTGGATTAGTTTCTGTTCCTATATTTTCTACAACATCTATACCATGAATAATATTTACCCTATCATCCTCCCTAAGAAGGTATTTATCCTGATTTCTAAATGGATTATTACTAATTTCCCAAGATATATAAGATAAATTGATATCAACTATTTTATTTTTTTCTCCGGGAGTTAAGACAAACCAAATTATCTTATAATATTTAATCTCATCACCCTGAAATAAAATGTGTATTTTGCTCGGACTTTCATCAGTAGTATCTTGAATATCAGCATCTGAGTATCCTGGAGGAATTCTTATCATGGTTAGCTTTTGTCTTCCTACAGATAATGTGCCAAAATATTGAATAAGATCACTAGCATCACTATCCTCCTCATCTACTTCAATTAATGTGGGGAAAAAGCATTTATTTGTGTTTTCTATACAGTTAGAGTCATAACCCATTACTTCTGTTTTATCATGAAGTGTTAGTAGGTTTAGTGGACAGAAAGAGTTATATCTATATTTCTTTACTAAGAATTCCCACCCATATTCATTGAAATCATCTAAATCTAATAGACTAGTGTCACTGCCATAGTATAGGGTTAGATCATCTAAATTATCTTCAGTTAATACCACTTTATCTAACGTAGTAAATCGAGGAATATTATTTGTTGCTCCTGGATATGTTACATTCATAATTCTACCTCCTCTGCATCTACTTCATAAGCTTGATAAAATGATTGTCCTCTATTAAGATGAACCTCAGTTCTTTCTGACATAGATGAGCTCATTTCGCCTATGTTTATTGTTAAAAATTCAAAATATAAGAGAGCACATAAGAATTTTTCTAGGTAATCACAATAAAGTTCCCTATCCAAACCATTAGGCAATTTATCAACTTTAATATCAATACTTCTAGCAGTATAGGAAATGTCAACTTTGTTACTATTGGAATTATTTAGATCCCACCAGTTATCGTCGGCGTTTAAGATATTATAGTCAATGAGATAGTCCAAAACTTTATAAGTCCCCTTTACACTATAAAATAACTTGCTGAGATAATTTAGAGCTGTTTCTCTAGTAGTCTTATCTTCTACACTTACTATTTCTCTATTAACCTCGGCTGTTGTGTATTTTAGTGGAATTACATAATCCAGGAATCTAACAACATAGTCATTTTTTCGACTGAATCTAAACTGATCGAAACTATCGGGTTCAGTTGTTTTTGAATATTCGTCGTAGTATTCTCTAATCATGTTATAGAGCTGGTCAACTATTTTTACTCGCTCTCTTAAATATTTTGGGATATATATGTTCATATATTATTTATTGTTTGAGATACTGTAGTTCTAATTGAATATTTTATGATATAATATATCCTACCTGAGTCAAGACCAGATGTATCTACTTCTCTACCACTACTATCAGTAAATGTAACTGATAGATTAGAAATTTTCTTTATGTTCGATACTTTACTAATTAATGACTCGATCTCTTTTATAGTATCTTCGTCAAACACAACGTTGAACTTCTTTTCATATGAGTCCACTAAGATTTCTTCTCCAATAGTTTCATCAAAGTTATCTGAATTAGTTGACTGAAATAATTCTAAGTCGAGATTAAAATATGCATAGTATTTCTCTCCAGGAGTTACAGTGATAGTGCTAGTTATAATGTAATATGCTCTATAATCTTCGGCAAATTTTCTAATTTGATCCGTAGTTAAATATACTTCTTCTACTTTAGGTATGTAGAATATAGTAACAGAGCTATTTCTTGATTCTGCACTACTAGCCACAAATAAGTAATTCGTACCGCCAGTCTTAATTACTTCTGGGTAACATTCTTCTAGGACAACACCAATATCAGAATTACTTCTAATAATACTACTAACATATCTATCTCTATTAGCTTTATAGTGAATCGTATTAAGTCCATCTCTTGGGGTTGCATCTATATAACAAACTCCTGTATTTAATTCTGTTAAGCTGTTTGTTCTCAAAAATTCCTCATCAAAAGGAATTAATTCTGCACCCTTTAGCTGAACTCTTTTTAACTCAGGCTCATTGTATTCATCTAATGTAGAATACCCGAAGTATTGGGCAGTAATTTTTGTATTCTCTGGGATTCCTTGTACAGATTGACTATTTCTTCCGTGAGAATCTCTATAATAATTAGCAAAGTATATTCTCGAACCGAATGATGGTAAAGTTAAGTCAAACATTTTTCTATTATCGAGAATATGTTCCGCAAATACTCTAGTTCTAGGGATCATCTTATTATCTATTGTAATGTACATATCATCGCTGAGATTATTTGCAATACAATCTGCATAATAAGTGTTCTTCTCATCAACATTTACCTCTATTGAGAGATTTTCTCCTGTTCTTTTTGGAGCAATAAACCCAATAATAACCTGCGTACCAATATATCCACCATCTTCGCCGCTTAGTGCTGGAGGAAATGTTATGGACTTATTATAAACCCATGCTCCGGTAATTTTAGAAGTAGTAACGTTTTCGCTATCACCCTCACTAGGAGGAGTATCTTCTTCAGTTTCTTCGTTAGTTTTATCTATAATATTACCTTCGGTATCTGTTATTTCATTGATGATACCATGCTCAGGGATTTCATCAGTACCGTCTTCTCCTCCCGGTTCAGTCTCTGATTTTTCTGTATAATAACCTAAATAATATACATTGAAATTATTAGAGGAGATAATGAGATCATAGGGTTTCAATGTTAGGTATTTAGTAGGCTTAATGTTCAGAACCACTCTCGGGCAAGAACCCCTAAATACGGAATACATGTTATCTACACAATGCTGAATCTTTGAATTAAGGAGAGTGGCTTTCTCTAATGAAGCTTCCGTTACATAGGATATATTTTCTACTTCACTAATATAAGATGCATTTGCCAATAACTGTATTAATACATCTACTCCATCTCCTTTATATCCAAGGTTTTTTGCTACAGTGCTATAACGGTCTATGTAATCTTGAATTGTTTTCATTAATCATATAAGTTAATTAAATAAGTATCACTGTAATCATCAATACTTATTGTAACTTCAGCCCTAGTCTCATCCACTATGGCTAAGTTGGTTAAATTAATACTAATTCCCTTGAATCTAGAGCCTATTCTTTCAATGAGACTAGTTATCCTAGACTTAATTTCTCTGGCAGCTTGATCTTTCTTAACGTCGGTTAGGATAAAATTGAAACCCGCATCAGAAAAAGGAATATCTCCTGGCTGAATACTCATGTGTAATCTAATTAAGTCTAGGATGTATTTTTCTATTTTTGTAGTACTTCTTCCAGTACTGAGTAAGTATTTCATATTAAGATATGCTTGTAAAAGTGGCAGCCCCTACAAAAGATGCATGTGATCCAGTAGCTGCAGGGGTCGCTAATAATATCCCTGCTATAATTTGTGCACAGACAGCCTCCATTGCAGATTTCTGATCAGTGGCACCAGATGGAGTTATTGTAACCGATGGCAGTATAAAACAAGGAGTTAATGTAAAACCCGGTGGCCAAACCATCGTCCATGTTGCTATATTAGCATTTAATGTCTGTGTAAATATACTCATGGCCTCCCCAGGATCTGTTGCCCCAGATGGAGTTAAAGTACCACTTGTCTTAATAGTGGGTTTTATAACTACCACTGGGTCTACCGAATAAGGTGGACTAGTAAGTGCTGCTTTCCAGGAATAATATACTTCTGCATTTGCTTCTACGTAACTACAAAGGGCACTATAAAAGCTATTATTTGCAGTGGCAGGGTCAGTTGTTTTATTTATACTACTGATTATATGATCTGCCATTGAACTTGCGGTCATCATAATAAAATCTCCTATATTCCTGTACAAGTGTCTGAGCCATGTACGGCCCCACTAAAGACACACATTTTAAGACAATTCATTGGTCCATTTACACTAGGTGATGCAGTACCTCTCATGTTAAATGATCCACCTCCAGTAATCTGAACTTGAGAAGAACTATTAATCTTCACATTAGGTGATTTAATTTCAGTGTCCCCTGAGACAGTTAATTTTGAATCTCCACCTACGTTAGTTTCAGCATTACCTTTTACGTCGATCTTTGCATCTCCATCTACGTTAATAGTAACATTTCCTTTTATATTAATGGTAGTATCCTTTTCCCCATTAATATCAATGTTACCGTCCTTGTCTAGCTTGATCCATGATGTTGGCTTTGGTGTTGGATCAGCCCCGTCTTGCTTATCATACCATGACTCGTCAGATGGATCGAAAATGCCAACTGATATCTCATCTGAACTAAGTCTAAGTACTTTTCCACGAGCTCTTATTCCGATGAAGTTATTTTCCTTCAATTTCTCATAAAGATAATATGAATGATAGAGTGGGTCAACTTCCTCTAACCAGACGACATCGCCCACCCTAGGTTCATCCACTTCTCCTCTTTTTGGAAAAGCTCTAAGCGCTTCATTTTCGCCCGGAATGTCTACTTCAACTGTAAATAAATCCGGGTCGATCACTTTTTTTATTACTCCAAAATTCTTTTTCATTTTTCTTCTTTATCCCTTGGATCTTCTTCACTACCAATAGCAACTGTACCATCAATTTCCTCTAGTCCTAAGAGAGTTGATGTCCATGAGAAATTAGCACCATTTTCATCAACAAATTGAGAACCGTCTATTGATATGAAGAATTCATTTGATTTAACTAAGTAGTATTTAACAGGCCAATTTAGATTATCAGCCTTAAGACTTTGTTTATCTACTTCTACTACATCTCCTAGCATATATTTAGGAATAGCGATTGGATCAACGACTTTTATAGAAGAGTACATTTTAGTAGCCATAAAATTAGTATTGTACGTATAATTCTCGTGCATTTGGTAATAATCCTTGTGCATCATTAAAGTTTGCATACCACTTTCTGTCTGCTTCATTATGATCCTTGGATTAATAGGCTCATCCTGAGTATAATCCTGTATGGCTATTTTTCCTTCAGTATCTTCCCAAACATTAACTGGGGGTTTGTAGTTTTGCGGATAATAAGTTTCAGTTCTTTCCTCTTTTTGGAAAACTTCTGCATCTAATGGGAGAATCATATTTTCGTCAGGTTCTTTATTCCCTTTACTATTCTTCTCACCAAAAGTCTCTTTTATAACTAATCCATTCCAACCCAGGCCAAAGATAGAGTCCTTTTTATAAGAATAACATAACCTAGTCAAAAGACTCAAGTCAGTTTCCATTTGTTGATAAAATTTCAAACTTCCTTGAACATCAGATTCACACCTAATATCACTATTCCCAGAATAGAGATTCTGTATAGCGCTTGAGATATCCATTTCTAAGGTATCTGTTTTTCTCTTAGAAAAGAAATCTTTTGATTTACAACAAACAAAACCTAACGAAATTAAATTACTATACATAGATACTTTTGTAATACAGACTGGAATATTATAAGAAACTCTTTCCTCTTGTTCAATTTGTATTACCCCGGTTCTTTGTTTTTGTAGGAGCTCGTTTGCTCTGTCAGTACCTAGAGATACTAGGTCTATGTCTCCATAGGCAATACTACCACCTAATTCTTCATATAGGTGGAGTTTTGTAAAACTAAAATCACCAGCATCATCTGGAGTTTCACCAAACCAAGGACTAAAGAATACTGAAATTTTATGTGACGTTTCTATCCTCATGCTAACCTGGCAATAACTTTATCAATAATATCTTTTGGGAAAATACTGATAGTATTTCCTTTTGTATAATAACTAAGACCTGATGCACATGCAATCAGAAGAAATGGAAGATAATCAGTACTTCCATAAATATCTTTTGCTATGAGATCAGGTCTGTAGCTTTTTGTTGTAATCTTGTAGAGAACACGCTGGTCATCATATTCTTTCATTAAGTCAAAGACCCTCGCATTATATACATCAAATCCTTCAATATAGTTTGAAAAATCTGTTCTACTAGAATTTATTTTAGATGACTTGGTAAACATTAAATTCTACTAATCTTAGATATGTCGTTTGTTCTTTCTTCTATTTTACTAAGACTATCTTCCATTTTTCCCTCTAAAATTTTCTTAGTACCTCTAGAGGAAGTTCCCTTTATATATCTTTCAAGAGATTGTCTTGAGTGCTTAGTAATAGGGCTTAGATTTAATAATACCTCACAGGATAATGGTACTAGATAATTTTGAGTATCCTTAGATATTTTTGAATCACCTCTATATGTAGGATTTTTTGACATAGCCTTAGAGTAAGTAAACTGAGCGGATTTAATAACAAGATTTTCTACTGAAAAGTAAGGGCCTAGTCTAAGTTTTAGCGTTCCTGGGTGAACAGTATCTACGTCCTTGTAGTAAGGTACATATCCACCAGGCGGCATTTGCCAGGATGCGAATTCACTGACAAACTGCTTTACCTCCTCTGAAGAATTCTTCGTTATGTCCGTTATAGGAACAAATTCACCTATTACATATGGAAGAATTTCAGCAATTTGATTATATACACTATTATACTCAATAACCTTTTTGATAACCTTGTGATTCTCCCCATCATATTCATCCACAGTATGAAATCCCGAGAATACTGTAAATTTCATAACCAGATTACCAAAATCAATACCAGTACCATTGTAATAAGAAAATCTACTACCTTGAACTACCAATGATCTGTTTAAATAATCCCCAGCCTGACCAGCAAAATTTGAGGCATTCCTCATAACACTAAGAAAGGCACTTAGGGCTTTATTTCCATTTTCGCTCATATTTTTGCCTTCACCTACTTTGTCGGCAAAGTAATTTTCCGTTTGATTGGCTATATCTGCAAGGAACTTTGCAGCTTCGCCGGCATATGGTGCAAGTGGTTTTAGGTTACTCCAGAGTCCGCCTATAAAATCTTCACCAAAACCCGTATAAGTATTGGCAATTGATACTTGAAATTCTTCATTTATTATGGCTTTACAAATAGGCTTCTCTCTATATGGGTATTGTTCCTCTGTTTTGGTTGTTACTCTAGTGTCACTGTATATTTGATTATCCGTAGATTCCTGTTCATCTGTTGGTATAGATATCCATTTTATTCCATCTTTGTCTAGGATGGAATTTGGGTGAAGAGAAGCTGACATAGTTTCAAGATTCAACTGGCTATCATAATAGAAACCAGAAACTCCATCGCCTAAGTCAGCTCCATTGCTATAGTTAATTTCTTTACTTGTCATGGTGTATAAGAAGGAACTTTAGTTTTTGGTGTTCCTCCACTTCTTCCTAAATTTAATACAGCTTGAGTTAACTGCTCTAACCTAGCGTTTGTTTCTGCGGTGTTAATTGCAGTAATTTTTGAAGATTCTGCAGTTAATATCGATTCTTTAGAGATTGGTGTCTTAACTGAGTCCTTATTAGTTCCCTGATAAACATCAATTGCTCGGACGATATCACTAATCAATGGGTTTTTCAGAGACTTAGAATTAACTACAAACTCATCTTTGTGAAGGACATATCCAGAAGGGGTTAGTGGATTACCCGGTTCAGTATAGCCTCCTACAGTTTTACCACTAGATAGTTTGACTGGCGTTTTTCTCTTTTTATTAAATCCTGAGGAATCTGTCAGAGGACCATTTATCTTACCAGTTTTCTCATCAATGTATCCGGAATTATAATATTTAGACGTAAAGACTGGTTTTTCATCTGGCTTATTACTTGTATAATTTTCATCATACCCAGTTCCTCCCCAACCTTTTGGAAGTATTTCCATAGTGGTTTTTCTATTAGAGAGCTTATCAACTTTATTAATTACTCCCTGTGCTTTTGTATTGAGTTCATCTGCATTTTTTATAGGTTCAGCCAATCCATTTTCAGATAGAGCTTGATTACCTTGAATAGTAACTTGAACATTTGCAGCGTTTTGTTTTATATTTTTTTCCGCAAGTTCAAGTGGAATTCTTTTATCGTCTGGAACTTTTGTCCAAGATCCATATTCTTCGACTAAAGCTTTCTTCTGTTCTTGTATTTTTTCAAGGGCGGTTAATTGTGCAGTAGGATTATAATTAGGATCGAACATGTTTTCAGTAAGTTCATGATCTTGGAAGAATGTTATAGTTTTTGCTAATTCATTTCTCATTTTTTCAAGAACTTCTTTTCCATACTCACGCATCATTTCACCTAATGCCTCTATCTGAGATTTACCGCTATCCATAATATTATTAAATTCACCCCAAAGTTCTTCTCCTGTCTTTGTTTGTAATTTAATTTCTTGCTCTAGCTTGATTTTAAACTCCTCTTGATCTTCACCTAGCCCATCCATTATCTTATATAGTTGTTGTCGGAGACTATCCTGCTTATCATTGATCCAAGCAATATCTGCTACAGTATTTAATTCTAGCTCATTAATCTCTTCTGCAGTCATGTTAGGCCAATTAAGTAGTTGTCTTTCAGCTTTTGCAGTAATGGCTTTTCTCTCCTCCTCATAACTTAAGATTTGGTTTTTTATTTGGGCTATTTTTTGATTTTGTGAAAAGAGTTGTTTTCTCTTAGATTTACTTTCATTATTTGCTAGCGTTGTATAGTTATATGCAGATTGTTCAAAATTTCTTAACTTTTTTTGCAGGAAGTCTTTCTTCGTAATTTCCTTGTCGTGATTAATGCCTCTGTACTTTGCATTAGTAATAGCTGTGTTAGTATCGTTTAGCTCTTCTCGTAATTTATTATAATCATCTCCAAATAGAATAGATGCTGCTATCTTATCGTCATAACCAGAGCCTTTTCTTCCCTCTAGAATATCCTTATAAAGTCTCTTGTAAGCTCCGCTTTCTCCTATAGCATCTACTTCATCTTTCCATTTTTTGTCCGAACCTCTCTTATAATCATTTCTTATCCAAAGAGTGTCTTTCGATTGTTCTTCTATTTTCTTTGCAAAAGCATCAGCGCCTCCTTCTATCTTTTCAAATTGTCGACCTTGTTCAGCTCTATTTATCACTTCCCAAGGTTCTGTTGATTTACTAGCCCATATTTCAGCAAAATGATGTACGCCTAACTTAGATAGGTTCGGGTCTGCATCAATAGCTTTTTTATGATTATGATAGGCCATATAGCCTTTCATTAGCTTTTTTCTTTTACTAGGACCTTTTGTAATCCAATAATTTTCGAAATGATCATAATCATCAAAAGCTTCTTTTAGTTCCGGATATTTTTCCCAAACCCTCATTGCTTCTCTAGCAACGGCTGATTTTACCTCTTGTTGCTTTAGTTCTTTTTCAGTTTTGATATCTTCTTTACCGAAAGGGCGTTCAATAGTATCATTTTCGAAAATAGATTCAGAACTACCATTTACTACTATACCTCCACTTCCGTTTTTGTAAGACATATTCAAAGATAATCCTCCTGCCTGACTTATATCTGCAAGATATGCAGTAGGATCTACCTTCTGTGAATTGCCGTTGCTATCTATAGTACTAACTTCGAAATGTAAGTGTGGTGCTGTTGATCTACGACCAGTATTTCCTGATACACCTAATTGTTGACCTGCTTGAACACCTTCACCTTCTCGTACACCAATGCTAGATAAGTGTCTATAGGTGGTTTGTATTTTATTACCGTTACCACGATCATACTCTACTGTTACAGACTTTCCACCACCAGAGCCAGCATTATTGTTTACCTTAACAACTCTTCCTCCGTTCTCTGTGGCGTAAATATTCTCATTATTAGCTCGAATATCGATACCTTTATGAAATTGTACTTTACCTTTATTAACGGGATCTGCACGATTACCAAAAGGTGAAGTTATAACCATAGAGTTGTTCTGTAGTGGTAAGTAATAGCCATTATTGCTTGGAGCAGCTGCTGTAGAAGGCATAGAGAACGATCCAAGTGAATTATAATAATTGTATCCGCCCGAAGTATTTGCTCCAGGGCGTGCAGTAGATATGAAGATAGAGCCTTCTGGTATATTTGAATTCATTAGATCACTGCCGTCATTACTTGTAGCGCCGTTTATATCTAATCTCTTTCCTTCAAAGTATCCATCGTTCTTAAGCATATTATACATAGACCAGGCGGCCTTCTGTCGTTCTTTATGCAAGCCCGTAGTTCTTCCGCCAGTATCCCAGCCATCATATCTCTCAAAAAGTCTCCAAGCATATGCAGCTTCCTGGAAATTATTCGATTTTCTAACAGCATTGTTTGCAGCTCTTTCTTTGTTCCCAAGTTCCCATAGAAGAAACTCTAGCTGAGTATCGAAATCATCCCAAGATTTTCCTCGACTGGAAGCAAATTGTTGAAGAGCCTTATCACGATCGTCTCTCCATTGAGCTAGGCCAACAGACCTTTTTCCATCATCATTAGGGTTTATTGCTCGTGGACTGAGGGATCTGCCTGATTCTATATACAAGTTTCCAAGAATTCCTATCGCTTGATCTGGAGTAAATCCACCCTCATTAATGAGGAAATCCATTATTCTTTGGGCATTAGCTCTAACAGTTTTATTAGTAACTCTCTCAGTTGCAAGATTTCTACCAAGATCTGTTGTACCAAACCACCTTACAACGTTATTAACACCTTCAACTCCTTTATTAACCAGTTTTTCTGCATTATTAACAGCACGATTAACATAACCCATAAATGGATGATTTTCCATTTTAGATCGTAGTTTTTGTTCAGCAAGTTCGATACGTCTTATTTCATTAAAACCGCTTGTAATATCATAATCTCGCTGATTACCTCCAAAACGCTCTTGAGTAAACTGAAGGTTTTTCTTCTGGCTCTCGCTCCATTTTTTATTAACTGCTGCTTCTCCACCACCTGCGCGAACTAAGAACTTATCAACACCTGGTAAGAATGTTTCATAGTTATCTATATCTGCGTCCTTACTAATGCGGTGTTGCATTATCTTCTCTATGGCAGTTGGAGTCAATCGGTAATAAGTACTGACAGGTTTTCCTAGGTCTTTTACATCACCGGTTGTATTAGCACCCCAAACATCCTTAATCTTAGTAACTGCAGGTCTAGGATCTGATTCAGGAACTAATATTAGTTTTTTAGAATTAAGGTGAGTAGCAAGTGAATTCCCTAATTTTTGTATACCTGCGGTAGCTACATTTAATCCCCAACCTAATAATGGAACTTTTCCAACTAATAGGTCGTCTGAAGTTCCAGCAGCCTCCTTATATAACTCTGAACCTCGATTTCCGTATTCTGAAGCATCTAGGTCAGATACGACATACTTCATCTTAACGGGTACTAAGTCTCTAGTTGAGGTAAGGTCTCTCTTTAGTTTCTCTCCAACCAGTGTATTTACAAATTCCTGGTCAACTACTACACCATTTTCATTTTCCTTAGCTGCTTCATAGAGTCTAGATACACCACTTGCAAATCTAGCAGTATCTATTCTACCATGTGTTTTCGCATTATTAATAGCACCTAACAAGTCTCGACCTTGGCTAATTTGAGAACCAGCTGTATTTCTTAACTTATTACCTTCTAGAGCATTCTCCAAGAGTGCATATCTCCTACCACCCTTCAGGTATCTATGATTCGCAGTATCGTAATAATCTTCTCCTACTAATTCATTTGCTGCGTCTCCAGCATTTACTGCCCAACCATTTGCTTTATCGCCATCCCATACATTGACTGCAGTAAATCTATTTACATTCCTATAGTATTCCTGATTTTTTCTTGAATTTTCCGTACCTAAGTTTCTAGCATTAGAAACAATTGCTCTTCTTGCACCAGCCTTAGGACTTACAAAGGCAGTAAATATATCACCGATGTAGGTTCCCATGCCAGAAAGAGCATTTGTCAGCGAATCACCTAAACTAGATATTGCACTATTTATAGCACTAGCTAATGGATTCCAACCAGACGAATCTGCAGGTTTAAAGTCTATTTTTGGGAATTTGATACTTCTCATGGCGATACCTCGAAGTTCCATTTGACCTTCAATGAAAGTCTTAATGTAATCTCCAAAGCTTTGTATCATTTCCCTCATGAGACTGATTACTGTAGTTTTTCCATCTCTGGCTCTAGCAGGTTCAGTGAAAAATGAAATAAATCTGCCTCGAAAATCCTTACCTTGTGCTGCTAGAGCTTTTACCCTAGTCTCATCACCTATACCAAAAAAGGCCAATCCTTCTCTTATATATCCAGTTATGGTAGTAGTTATATCCAAGATTTTAGTCCAGTTCTTAGACAAAAATCTCATACCAAATAGGAAGAGCAGTGTTTTTATCTGACCACCTAAGGAAGAGCCCAAGTTTCTAGGATTTATTGCATTTGCTACATTACGGCCAGCATCAGTCATCTGCCTGAGCATTCTATTAGTACTCTTACCAATAGCCCACTCTTGCTTTTGATATTCTCGGTCTCTCTTAGCAGTTTCCTCTTTCTGTCTAGCAAAAATTCCACTAATCCAAGTCTTGAACCTACTCTGACTATTAGCAGCATCATTTCCACCACCTTGTTGAGGAATAACATTGTTATTGGATACCGTGTTATAATTATTGTTAATAACAATATTATTAGGAACAATTTTTACTTCTCTACCTTGAGCCCTTTGTACCTTAGGCTGACCATAGCCATATTTTCTCAACATAGCTTGGGTTTGTGGATTTATCGCTGCACCTCCTCCTCCCATAGTTGCCATTGCACCAGCTTGGGATAGTAATTCAGTAGTTCCTTGCTGATTGGCATTAGCTTGTCTCTGAAGAGCTATGTTCTTCTGTCTTTCGGCATTCATTCGAAGCAATTGCTGACCTGCCTGTTGATAGTTAGCGTAGGATTCGTCTTTCTTTGGCTGATTTTGATTGTTATTAGCCATATTTATTGTTTATTGAGGAAATTATTCATGCCCAGTGGCTCCTCTATTCCACGTTCTTGGTTCTCTAATTCTATTTTAGCCTTATTAACACCTGCGATTTTCTTTTCACCGTTTCCAAACTTCATGAGTGGGAAATCTGGATCTACGCCATCACTGTTGCTTAAGAATTCGTCGTAGACTTTTCTAAGTTTAATTAATGCATCTAACGTATAATACTCTATATTATCCGCTTTTAACATTTTATTTAAAAAGAATTTTAGTTCCATCAATTGGGCTATTGACATAGAGCTCTCGAAAGAAATCGACAATGAGACCTTCAAGACTCACTGTCACACTCCTCCTTTCTTCGGGCTTATCGCATTTAGGACAAAATAACTCAACTGGTTCTACTCTATCATAATAGAGATCTCTTAGAGCCATAAGGAGAGTAATGTCACTATGCTTTGCATGTAATACGTCATCTTCAATCTGATTTCCTTGTACATCAAAATCTTTAATGAGGGCAATTGTTTTAATCATCTTTAGGTCTTGTATTTTTCTATACCTGAGATAAAGTGAAAAAACTTTCATAAAGTCTTTGTATGTGGGAACAATAGTATCGTAATGATGACCATTTAGTTCTATCTTGGCCCCATTCATGATATTGGGGTCAATCTGTTTGAAATGAACATCCTTATCAAAGGAAATGGTCTTCTTTATTGTAGCACCGCAATGTGGACAACTAACTTCAATTTGATAAGATAAGTCTTCACTGACAGTACATAACTTTTTATAGAAGATGAGAAAGTCTATATCCATAATATAACAATTTTCTATATTAGGATCATCATCCCTCAGCATGTTCATATCGAATAAGTAACGTCCTAACGGATCATCCTCCCCAGGTAGGTTGGATAAGTATTGCGTAATCTCTAAGAAATTGAGAGGCTTAATTACCACACTGGGAAAATTATACCCAATGCCTCCGCTAGGTAATAATGAAACATCTATATTCATTTTCGTTAATTTTAAGTAATTTTGTTTAGGGATAAGAGTAGGGTACTTTAGACGCCTACTCTTACCTTATCTTTAATATCATTTAATTTTTTTCCTTAAAAGGGGAACCTTTTGGTAAAGAAGATTGTAATTCTTTTTGAAATTTCTTCTGATCAAATTTTTCTTTTTCGAGAAGATGTGCTTTTTCCTTTTTACTAGCTTTTTCGTAAATTTCTAATTTCTCGTCGAGTTTTTTATTCAACTTTTTTGCACGACGCTTTTCGTTTAAATAACCAATCGTACCTAAAGTTGGTGCACCAATAGCAGTACCAGTCAACGCTGATTTCACAGAATGCTTCCATATATATCCGGTGTGAGCTCCTGCCAATGCACCTACAGTAGTTAGAGGAAGTATGTACTCCTTAGGATCTTTTATTGAGTTCCTCTTCTTCTGTATTAATTCACGATACTCTTCGTCATCTTTAGAAGAAAAATATGAATTCCTTAATATTATCATTTTTTTTATTTCCAAGAATTAAGTGCCATAATGCTTTGAGACTGTGCTTGAGATCTCTGAGCTTCTGCCTGAATTCTCTGCAGTTCGCGATTTTTATCCTCATTTAATTTCTTTCTCAAGTATGCTCTGTCCTTTTCGTCAGCTGATTCATAGCGTCTTAACATTTTATCGGCATATTCCTCAACCTCTTTCTTCTTTTTCTTTCCCAGATGATATCCCAGACCACCACCAGCTAAAGTGCCACCTGCAAGACTTAATAGAGCAGCTTTACTACCACCAACATTAGCACCTATCAGTAGGCCAGTAGCAGCGCCTCCAAGAGCACCTTTTATTGTTCCATTACGTTTTGCGTGTTTAACGCTTTTTTTATCCTTTTCTAATTCATCACGATAATCTTCGTCCTGAATTCGTGAAAAATTTTTATGCCTTAATATAATCATTGTGTATGTATAATATTACTCTTCCTTTTTTGGATCTCTTCCTTTTAAGTCTATGCTGTCTTTATGAGGATATTCCCAATCCCCTGTTGTTATTTTTACCTTATTATAAAAAGATTCCATCAGAGTGTCTCCTCCAAGTCCATTAGAGAAACCATCATTTATTTCCATATAAATCCATTTTTGACATCATCTCTCCAAGTAGTTCCTGGAATAATGCACCAGGCATAGGTGACATGATATTTTTCTGAGTCTTCCCAATCTGAGAAGCCCATATACTTATCTGTTTTTATTAATTTTTTCCGCATTTTTATCTGCGTTCATTATTTGTATTCATCATACTTTTTCTGACCACCGGCAAAAGCACCTGCATCACGAATAGCCTGGTTTCTTTCATACTCAAGTCTTTCCTCACGTGCCTCTCTTCTTCTCTGTTCCTCCAGCTGTCTTTGACGTTCTAGCTCTTTTTCTCTCTTATCAATTAAGTAATCTCGGTCAATACGGTCTCTAGATATAAAGTGTCCTTTCCTTTTCGAATACTTTATATCCTCTTCGAGGTTTGCTCTTTCAATGGCTCTCTTAATAGGCTTATTAAGAGCAATACCTGTACCAATACCTGCTATACCTGCACCAATTATTCCGGCCTTGTTACTTTTACTTATCTTCTTGACTAGAGTTCCTGCACCTATACCAGCACCTAAGGCACCTAAACCTTGTAATGTTCTATAACTTACTCTATTATTAGCCTTAGCTGAGTCACTTTCTTCAGCAAGAGCTCTAATAAAGTCTTTATCTTTTTCCGTTAGTCGTTCGGATTTCTTTTTTCCAAACTCTTTCTGTCTAATTACAATCATTTTATCAAGTGTTTAAATACTTTCTTAATAATCTTTTTCTTTGTTTTATCCCCAGCTTGGCTTGCTTTTTCCACTGCATGTCTTACAGTATCGTTTTTTAAGAAGGTTTTCTTAATGGCTCTCCCCGCATTTTCAACGCCAGATCTTTGAGAAGCTTCATATGCTCTTTCAGCACCAGTTCTACCTGCAGTTTCTATTTCTTTTATTGCTTTCTTGTAGTCTCTCTTAAGTCTTCGATTATCAGTAAGTTTTTGCTTGAAATACTCCTTATCAGACATATTGCCAAGTTTTGCGGCCTGAGAACTTAAAGATTCTTCAGCTCTATAGTAAGTTCCTAGCGCATCTTTTAAATTCTCTCTAGTCTTTTTCATATCTTCTGGGGAAGCTTCTAGTTTCCTTAACATCTTTAAGCCATTCTTTGAGGCAGTAGCTTCATATTTCACTTTAATTCTACCATCCGTTAAATGTTTTCTACTAGTTCGAACATCTCCAAAGAAATCCTTTTCACCATCAAAAAATATACCATCTATAGACCTGGAGTGTCCCCCTTTACTGGCAAAATCTAGTGCATGTCCATATTCATGAGCAAGATTAGCTAGGTTTTCTGGATTCTCTAGGTGAATTTTCTTTCCTAAATGTGTAAGACGATTACGATCGATGTTATCTTTAGATACAACAAAGGTATAAGGCTTTAAATGATGTTCTACTTCGAAACCTGCTTCTATTCCATCTTTTACAATTGGAGTAGTTCTTTCTACACGATTTTTCAGTTTTCCGAGTGTATTTTTATCATATACTGTATTATTTCCTTCTAGAAACTTTTTTCTTACATCATCGAACTTACGACCTCGTTTTTTTACGTCAGAATCAATAAGACGTCCGTATTCTTTCTGTCTAACTACAATCATAATACCTTAGAAGTCATTACTGCACAAGCTGAACAAGTAGCGATACTTTTGACAGTTCTGCATGAAGGTTTCTGTTTCACTAGTTATTCCCTTAAATTCAGTTGAATCTGGGATACCTTCATAAAACTTTTTTGTCTGGTCTATGAGTTCGTCTATAAATGTTCTAGCGTCTCCTACCTCACAAGGTACGACTACTATATCCCTAGGTCCCATTTTACCTAGAATTCCCATGTACCCCTCTGCTATAGTATCTGTAAAATCATTTATAATTCCATATAGGTCATCCAGATAAGTGTGGATATTCTTAGCAGGGGCTGCCCAGTGTAAATTCTTAGCTTTATTGCTAAATCCAGTTAAAATGCCAATAAATTTAGTAAAGTGAATCTTATCACCAAGGCTATATGTTTTTTGTTTGAATATCATTTTTCTAAGTTTATTGAGGTAAGGGGTTAATTGTAATCATTAACCCCAAACCCTGTAAATTAAAGATTCTTAAACTCTCTTGTGTAATGCTCGAACTTCATACTAATATTAATATCAGCACGATCTGTACCAGGGTCAGTTGCACCACTTTCATCAGTAGTTGCATCAGTTATGATACAGTTGTAGAAACGTAGGTAACGAACGTCAATACGAGATGAGTTTGTAATGTAAAGTTCACAGTCTGCTACTACATCATCCTTTCTGAAAGAATACTTAGTATCACGGTCAGCGATCTTTTGTCTCCAGTCATCCGCAAAGTAAGTGATTGCCTGGTCTTCACGATCGACAAAGCTAAGTGTGAGTGTACCATATGTAGACTGGTCAGCCTGTTGATAAATTACATAGTTATTTCTCATTCTCTTTTCAAAACCGATTACACTATAATCGATACCTACCTGCACTGCATTTAGGCGTTTGTTAATCAAGTCGTCTCCTGGATAGTAAACAATTTTCGGTGCAGTAAGGAAATGAAATTCCCACATATCACCACGAAGAAATTCCTTATTACCATCCTTATAGGATTTTTCGTAATCAATAAATTTTTGGTGTAAGTCATTACTTCCTCTCACCAGATCAGATACTGTATTTGCCATCTTGCTTATTATAATTTATAGTAAAATTAACTATCATGTGATTTTTTACAAGGTCTGATATAGTTGTTTCAATGTTAACGTCGACCTTATTACTTTCTAAGTGGAATCTAATATCTAGTATGCTTAAATCCCTAATTATCCCAAAATTAGAAGAAACTTTATTGAGGATTGCAGAAATATTTTCCCTTATTTTTCCCTGATTTTTTTCACCTAGGTATTTCCACTTATTCTTTTCTAACTCTCTTTTGATTTTTCCGAGAACAAATCTCATCCATATTGAAGTCTCAAACTTATCGCCGTTCTGATACTCTTTATAATAGTACATTAATCCGTTGTCTATTAAATAATTGCATTTATATTTTTTCAGATCCTCGGATTCCTCTGTTTCTTCATATGAATTTTTATCTTTGCTCAGATCCTTTATGCTTTTATAGTAGATTATATCAGTAGACATTGAATAAATGTCTCTTAATAATCCCCTAATAAATATATAATAGCCTGGTCTAGGAACATCACCTAGCATCATTGATCTATAAAAGTACACTAATCTATTAAACACATCACCCGTGTAGTTATACATATAATTATTTTTAGTGTCTTCATTTTCAACTAATACTTGACATCCAGACTCTTCGGCATATCTTAGTACTTTTTTATAGAACTTTTCGTATTCCTCTATATTCTCATCTAATGTATTTCTTTCCGGTACATATAAAGAAGAATCAGGTATTAAGAAAAAATCTGGAAAAGTTCTATCAGCTTCCTCAAAGATCTCATCTAAGCCATTGTTATAAGATTCATAATTATACGTTTCTTCAATGGCTCCTTTCAAAGTCCATGTACCTAACGGTAATTCTTCTATTCCTTCAGCGAAATCACAGTACACTAGTTCAGATAATCTACTTATTCGATAATCTAGTCTTTCTATTCCTGCGGTAACTTTTATAGGTCCCTCAAAAATCTCTAGGTGACCAAATCTCTCAATAATAATTCTATAATTTCCCTCATCTAAGGATTCCTCTATAGTCACAGCTATATTACCATCAATACCGGCAGTACCAATAGTTTTAGACCAAAAATCTACAATACGATTATTTATTGGTTCGTCTGTAGAACTATCCTTAGAGTTCTCATATTTATCAAGAATATGATGAGTTTCTAGGTAATTTGGTATAAGATCTATCCCGAGACCTTCATAAAAGAATGTAGTATCGATAGGCCGGTTTGCAACTAACTTATTACCTACTTTTTCTACTCCTTCTAATTTCCCAAAAAGATCATCTAAGCTATCAAAGCTTATCTCAGCACCTTCTTTATAATACTTACTATCAACTCCTAGCTCATCTACATTTCCGTGATAATATAAAGTATTTTCAATATTATCTGATATAGGTTCGTTAGGGAAAATTATATAAGAGTTTTCTTGAAGAGTATTATCTGGATCTTCACGCTCTACTATATCAAAGACTAGTGTCTGATAACCTAATTCTATTCTTTCTAAGTTTAAGTTACTTAGATTCAATGAATCCTCTTCTGTTGATCCCACGTTTTCGCGCTCACTGTATACGAAATGCGTGTAGATGGTAGTATTATCTGTGGAAAATAACCTAAGAGTATCCCTATTATTCAGTGACTGTGAATCTGCTTTAATGATATTAGGTAAATCATCCTTTTTGTAATAGCCATTAGGTATAGATTCATTATCTGTTATCCATCGATATAAGTCATAAGTTATCTCAGTATCACCTAGGGTACCTGTAAATTCACCAGTGCCGTTCGGATTATAGACTTTATAAACTTTAGTCTGATCTGTAGTAGTAGGTAGATTATTAAATATATAAATATCATCCACAACCGTGATACCATCGCCAGAGAATTTTATTCCGAGATCATTGGTATAAGATCCTAAGGGTTTTGTCAGTAAGAGAGTTACTCCACTATTGATTAGTTCTTCAAAATAATCTCTACTAGTAAAATCTCTACCAAACCATTTATCTAATTGCTCTATTGTTCTAACCAATACTGGCTTTTCATATCCTACCTGAGAGTCGATAACCTCGGAAAATACCATAAAATCATCGTACGGTATAGAAGGATAATTTAATGTTGTTGATCCTAATTTAATGTACATAATTATTAAAGTAATTTAACCATGTTATCGATTCCACCATTAATTATAGATTCATATCCCCCTCTATTATTATTTCTAGGAGGTGCATAAACTTTAGACTTAGTAGCATCAGATATAGTAACCTTAGTTAATTCGTTTCTTGGATTTTCACCAACGATACTAAAATTAACCGTTAAATCTTGTCCACTAGCATCAATATCGCCCGATCTTTCTTCCGCGAAATCTTTCATTACTAGGAGAAGATCATACTTTGATACTGTACTGTACTGAGGAGTCATTGAATAGATAGTACACCTAAAAGCAATATTTTTATAGGGAGCTATACAAGTATAAGTTTTGTCTATAGCAGTTAATTTACCTTGTAGATCATAGGTACCATTGTAATCCTCTTTTTTATGAGCAGTACTATTATATACACTAGCGTCTACGCATCTTTCAAAATAAGTTCTCCATGATTTAAATTGATCATCTACAAAAGTAAGTCTAAGTTCATTAGTGAATTCCATTGATGTAGGGTAACTAATTTCTCCTTCGAATAGTGGAACTGTTTTTGAATTTAACTTTGCTTTTCCTAATTCAAATGAATTGATTGGTGCAAAATAGTTATAACCAGTTTTTATTCCATGATAAATCGAATTCCAGACATTAATTTCCTCTATTGGAGGTAAAAACGACATCTCCCCATTCTCTATTCCAACAAAAGGTGTAAATATTATTTCCCATCTCATGTTAGAGTCTAATGTACTTACCTTTAATGGGTGTTCATTTGACGAAGTTACTTTTCCAGCAGTTGATATATAAGGACTATTTTTTAGTAGATTAAATAACTTATCTACTGTATCAACTTCACTGGCATTTTCTTTTCCACAAAGTTCACTTAAGGTGGTCATCATGCCGGCTCTAGGAGATACTTTACTAGTTGTATCAACTACAGTTGCGTTTTCACCTGGGCTGTAATCCGCTGCTCCACCGGTTACTTCATTTACTGACCTTGATACTTTAATTCCATGTATTACCGGACCGCTTAAATACTCCTTATTAAAATTATATTCTTTACCTTCAATACCACTTTTAGACGAATAATCTCTACCCTTATCATTCATGGCAATGAAACTAGAAGTCTCTTGCTTTTTGGTAGGTCTATTCTGAGGAACAGTGTAGTCCAGCTTATTAGCACCAAACATTCCCTTCACGGCTTTTTTAGCGAGTGAAGTGACTGCAGCAGTAGCACCTTGACTGATAAGTTTACCCACATCACCTAAGAGTCCTTCGTTTCCTGGAAGTCTATCTCGGTTACTCTTAGTCAACTTTTCCATTTTATCCCTAGCTAGAACTAAGAGTGCTAAAGTCTCATCTAGTGCTATTTGTCTAAGACTACTCTTTGTGCTTGATAACTTTCCAGACTTATCATGCCTAAGAGCACTACCTACGGACCGCTCAGCTAACCATCTAAGATATGTGCTAGGATTAGATGCATTTGACCCTATACCATGTACTGAGTTAAAGTAATTCTTTGGTAAATTTGATAAAGGAATACCCTCAAAGAAAAGATTATCATCCTCAAAGGTTTTCTTGAGCTTGGCGTCTAGTCCAGTATTATCCGCTTCGTCTGTTCTATCCTCTTTTCTAGTTGCGTAATCTTCTAGAATTATTGAACCATACAGTCTTTTTTCAAAGTTTTCTAGATCTTCAGAAGTCATTTTAGAAGATGCAAGGGATGACATAATACTTCTGGCCTTTTCTCCCCATTTCCCTAAATTCTTTACATTGTCATTCGCAAACTTAAGTATGTTTTGGTAATAAACATTAAGATCTTTATCCCTTAACATACTAATATCCCTAATTAAATCTTCTACTGGACCATCTGCAAGAGAATTAGTAGGGGCAGGAATACCAGGAACTACTTTAGTTTCTAGGTCAACCTGTCTTCTTTTTTCTTTTACCCAGCCTTCTAGTTTTTTCTTTCTTTTTGCCTCTAAGTATGGTACAAACTTTTCCTCATCAGCCTCTATATTATTTTCCTCAATTATCTTTTTGCTGACCAACTTATCCTCAGGACTAGTATCTACCAGAAGTTCTTTATGTTTTTCAATACTATCTTCAGGGCTAGTATCTATTAAGAGTTCTTTATGTTTTTCAATGCTATCCTCGGGACTAGTGTCCTCTAATTCGACCTTTTTCTCTGATAGTGAATTTTCCGGAATATCACCTACAATATCTTCTACAATATCATCTAAAGTTTCTCCCCAACCAATAGGATTCTCTGATGGGATACCACTGGTTCTAGCGGTATGCTTATTTATATTTGGATCAAACTTAACTTGTACCTCTGTAGATAGTTCTTTCGGAATATCTAAGTGAGAAATAGACGAACTACCTGTTAACTCTACCTCTTCAGGTTCGGGTTGAATTTTAGTTACTGTTGAATCATCATGTAACTCAGGATCTGGATTTGGACCTATCTTAGTAATAGTAGATTCGTCATGAAGTTCAACTTCTTCAGGCCCAGGTTCTATTTTGGTGATTGTAGAATTATCATGAAGTTCAGGATCAACTGGACTAGGTTCTATCTTAGTTACTGTAGATTCATCGTGTAACTCTACCTCTTCAGGTTTTGGTTCTATCTTAGTTATTGTAGAATCATCATGAAGTTCGACTTCTTCAGGACTAGGTTCAATCTTTGTGATAGTAGAATTGTCATGTAACTCTACTTCTTCTGGACTAGGTTCTATCTTAGTTACAGTAGAATCATCATGTAATTCAACTTCCTCTGGACTAGGTTCTATTCTTGTAATAGTGGAATCGTCGTGAAGTTCAACTTCCTCAGGTCCAGGCTCTATCTGAACTATAGTAGATTCATCGTGGAGCTCTACTTCTTCAGGACTTGGTTCTATCTTAGTTACAGTAGATTCATCATGTAATTCTACTTCCTCCGGACTTGGTTGAATTTTAGTTACTGTTGAATCGTCATGTAACTCAGGATCTACTATATTACCTGGGAGAATAATATTAGCATCGTATAAAGAATCTCCATCTGGATTAAACTGCGCATGTTCTCCTGAAGCTGCATCATCTATGGATGTTCTTGTAGATTCATCATGTAACTCTACTTCCTCGGGAGAAGGTTCTATCTGAACTACTGTAGATTCATCATGTAGCCCTACTTCTTCAGGTTTAGGTTGAATTTTTGTTATAGTAGATTCATCGTGTAATTCAACTTCCTCTGGACTTGGTTGAATTTTGGTGATAGTAGACTCATCATGTAATTCAACTTCCTCAGGTCTGGGTTGAATCCTTGTAACAGTTGAATCATCGTGTAGCTCTGGATAGGTGGGTCCTGGTTGAATCTTCGTAATTGTTGAATCATCATTTAATCTAGGGGTTGGAATTTTACCAACGATTTGCTCAGATTTGTCTGATAATTCTGGTTCCGGTATTTTTCCTAAGATAGGAGTTATAGTAGAATCATCATGAATCTCTGGCTCTTCAGGACTAGGCTTTATTTTTGTTACTGTAGACTCATCATGTAACTCTACTTCTTCTGGACTAGGTTCAATCCTTGTAATAGTAGAATCATCATGTAATTCAACCTCCTCCGGACTTGGCTTAACTCTTGTGATAGTTGAATCGTCGTGAAGTTTAACTTCTTCAGGTTTAGGTTGAATTTTTGTAATAGTTGATTCATCATGAAGCTTAGGATCCTCTCTCTTTCCTAGTAGTGGATCTACGTAGTCTTCTAGTGTAGAATCTCCATCATTATCCCCACCAGGTCGTGCAATATTTGCATCATAAAGAGTATCTCTATTAGGATCGAATTGCTCGTGTTCCTGTAGTACGACATCTTTAGGGAGAGCCTCGCTAACGTCACTTAAACTAGCTTCGTCTTTTACAATTAGATCCTCTCTATGATCTTCTAGGTGAGGTGGCTCTACGCTTGGATGTAGTGTTTCTACGTAATCTCCTAACTTGTCCAGATTACTATTGCTATCTTCCAGTATTTCTTTTTTCTTTGGCAGGTCTATGGGTTTATCAGTATTACCCAGGTCTTCTCTAGTAGAAGAAAGCTCTATATCTTGTTCTGTATCCTGTAGCCTTGACTTATAATTATCTAGCTTAGTTTCTGTATTGTCCTCTAATAATACCTTTTCATTTTCAAGTTCTGCTTCTCTGATAGCATTCTCTAAAATTTCTAGTCTCTTTTCGAGAAAAGGTTTATCAGTTACTTCTATTGTTTCTATATGATCACTTAAGGAGGTTTCTTGGCTTACATCATCTAATGAAATTTTATCTCCAGGTAATTCTTCAATAGTATCCTTAGCACCTAATACTTCTTTATATCCAGGGAGGGTAGAAACTTCAGGATGATCTCCCTTTTGTAAGGATTCAACTTTATCGGGTAGCTCATCTATATGCCTCATTGTTCTACCATCTGCTCTACCATAAAGTTCTAGGTTATCTCGAATTAAATAAGTATTGTCCTCAAGATCTTTTTTTACCTTTCGAAGATATTTACTTAGAGCTTTTATTTCCTCAGGTCTTGTAAATTCTTCACAACTCCCTGGGATCATATTATCTCTCTTAACCTCTTTATCCATTTTACATATCCAATGTTTCAATGATACTCATAAGAGTATATTCAAATAACGATGATGCAGCTTCACTAAAACTTTGTTTTAGAGAAATTTTGAATCTATAAGTTCTCCCATCTCTGGTATACTGAAGTTCATCGCCAACTTCCAAAGATCCATCGTTTGTCCAAGCATCTAAGGAATCTCGGTTTCTATTCCATACATCCTTCATATCACCAGTATTAACTACAAGTACTGTATCAAATTGCTCGTAGTCATTTTCTAAGGTACTATCAGAGGAGTATGAACCCCCAAATACACTCTTCCACTTAGAATTATCTTTTGGTCTGAGGACAATGAATTTAGTGCCATTGAGGGCTAACTGAACTTTTATTTGTTTTAAACCTATTTGATATAAAGATTGGGCTTTATCAAATAGTCTGGAGGTCATACTTTCTGCTGACATATTATTATTGATCTAATAAAGTACAAAATCCTAGTTCCTCGATTATGTACTTAATAACATTATAAAGTTGACTAAGTGTTAGTGTTCCTCCGATTAGAGTCATTATATACATATTCCTATCTAAAACAGTCTTTGTTCTGAGAAATTTAGCATTTCGCCTAATTTCATCGTCAATCTCATACTGAGCATAGTCTAAGTCGGTAGGTATATATATTCTAATATCCTTTAGATCTGTTGTAACACTAATTACATCTTTAGGGATTCTATCACTAACTTCAAAATCCTCTAATCTATTTTTTTCTAATTTATCTACTAATTTTTCTATCATGTTACTTGAAAAGAATTTTTTCTTAAATGCAGGGTTATCAAATATATTTGGTTTAGTATCACATTCCACAGACATTACTTTATTTAAGAGCATTTCGAATTCACTTAGACTCTTTACTACATAAGTGTATACATTTACTCCACCAATCTTAGATTTATTTATTTTTTCTGGGAAAATTTTCCAAACTTTCTTATCAAGCTCTTTCTCCAATTCTTTAACCGCAGTTATAATAAAGATTCCCGAATTTAGAGACATATTTAATTTTGTGGCCTCATTACCAGTAGTGTAGCTAAACCCATCTACGTAGTGAAGTTTCTTTAGTTCACTCTCTAAAAATACATTGTTTAGGTCGGTAACTCTTTGACCTGAGCTTCCTGTAATTTTATTAACCTCATTTTTCCCCAAATGCTTAATGCCTTCTAATATTGCACTTAATATTGCAGTGGATGTATCTGTTCTAAGTTTGTTAGTGAAATTGATACCTGATAATACACCTTTAGTTAAGATTTTTATCAAATCATATTTATTAAGAGAACTTACCGAATAGGTTCTCTCTTCTTCATTGAAATTTTCGGCACTCTCCGATAACCTAAGACTAACTATTGCATTGTTATCTAAGAGATTTATCTTACTTTTAATAAAATCACTTAACTCTATGATAAAATTACTAATTACCTGGTAATTGGTAAATATAATATCTACCGCATAAGAATATACCCTTTGGTTGATAAGCTTAGCGGAATATTTCATTGCAAAATATTTCTTACAATATTCATCTAGTATCTTAGATACACCGTTCAGCTCATCCTTTGTCATGCCAAAAGTATACATAGTGATTTTATTATCATAAATCGCAAAGTTTATCTTATAGTCACAAACATTTCTATCGTTATAGCTAAACTTATCCCTAATATTACCTCTGTTGGTAATATTATCTCCTACAGTAAAGCCTGAGATTTGATAAACGCCAAACTGTCTACGAATATTTCTGTCAACCTCCTGGTACTTAATCTTGGTCATTGGCTTATGTATGTAGTTTAGTAATAGTTTAGCTGCTATACCACTGAGAGTTCCTACCTTAGATCCTGTTATTGCACCGTCAATAATACTTGAATCTTCTATAAATTTTCCGGCAATACCACCAGTAATTGCTCCAATAGTAGACCCTTTTCCTATCAATTCAAGGGTTCCCGGGATTTTTGTCAAATCTTTCGGTCCAGAGTAATATCCCTCAGGTATAGTAAACTCTTTTTTCTTAAATTTTATCATACGTATTATTACGTTTATTATTTAAACTTTCTCTTCAAGTTGTCAACCACTTCTGTTGCATTAGGCATTCTTCTAAGATTTCTGCTAAAGTTAGATCTATCATATGCTCTCGCAATTCTTTCTGTATATCTACCATACGGTTTAATGAGCTTCTTAGCTGCCACATCAATAGCAACTGAAGGAGTACCTATTGGAATACCTAAAAATATGGGATTGGCAAGAGGAAGAGTAACACTACCTACTTGTCCTGCAGCTGCAATCGGACTCTTAGCCGCGAAACTTATGCCATCATCAAGTACTGCCCCTGGACGTTCTTTAATCGCATTAGTAGCATCCTTTACGGCATTTTTTACTCTAACCGTCTCCCTATTAATTTGAAAATTAGACTTGGGCTTAAAATTAGCTTCTGCTGATACAGGAATATTCTTACCTGTAATAGCTTTTTTTATGGTATTACCAGCCTTTAGACCTGCATTATCAACTGCAGTCATCACATTATTTCCTGCTCGCTTGATTGATCTTACGGCTTTCAATAACCTCGAAGCATATTCTTTTTGTCTGAGTATAATCATATACTAGTTATATAATAGTTCGCCATACCATCCAGATTGTAATGCATATTGGTCACACCTACTTCGAAGCTCTTGATAAGCTGAATCAACATTACCCATAACATCAACTGATACATTGTTGAGTGAAATAGATGCCTTCAATTGACGAATGTAGTCTAAGAGATGAACCATACAGAGATCCATGAAGTAGTTACCTCTTGCACCTCCAGTCTCTACATCCATCCAATATACAGCAGAAGTTTCCGATGCTGAATTAAACTTCTTATCTTCCGTCCAATCTGGAGTTATTGGTCTGCTACAAATACCTTTCATTATAATACCACTACCCCCCAATCCTTGCAATAAGCCTAAGTCACCTACAAAAACATAAGGTTTTCTATATTCAGTAAAGTAAGTATAAGCACCTGGTTGAGGAATACTAGTACCTCCTATATAGGAGGAGAAATTAGTTGTTACAGAATTATCTCCTACTCTCCAACATGGCATTGATACTGGAACTAGGATAATCCTATATTCCGGAATCATGCACTTTAAGTATAGAGTAAAATTACTTTTTACTTCTAGGAAGCCATTGGGAGCAGTACAACTTAACATCTGTTCTCTAGACATTGGCATTTCAAGGATAAGTGGATTAGTTAGTTCGAATTCCCTTAGAGCTTTTTTGATAATCTCTAGGAGAATCTCATCCGCTGTCAATGAAGCACTAAGCGATAGAACATCATCCAATGAATCCTCTAAGGAGATTAAGGCAGATCTCATGAACATCTTCTTTTTGAGATCTACTAATAATGTCTTATCCATATATTGAATAAAAATTGAGTAATACCCCACCATCAAAATGAGGTATTACCCATTAAATTATAATTACATAATGCCGTCGAATTCCATACCAACGTCGAATGCGTTGTTATAAACTTCAATATACTTAGCAGCTCTCTGATAACGAACTTCCACTAAAACGTTCACTCGATTTGCACGAGCATCTTCTGGGGTATTGTTAGACTCATCAATTGTAATTCTATAACCATCAATTGTATAAGTCATGCCTAGAATAGTAGTCTTAAACCAGTAGTCGATTACATTATACATGTCATTCCAAAGGACAGCACCAATTCTTCTACCAATAAACTGACGGAGAAGTACTGGCATAGCCTTGCTAATACGAATCATCAAGCGGCTATTAGCCTCATCAGACATAATGTTGTTTTCAGTCTGCTTTGTATAGTTGTCGTTCCAGTCCCAAGCTTGAGTCTGAACATCCCAAAGAACAGTATTGATCTTCTTAGAAAGAAGTAGCTGACGGGTCTTCTTATTGAATTCAGCTACAGGCTTCTGATATTGTGCGATACCATTAGTCTGACCAAGAACTGGAGCAAACTCTCTACCAAGACGTCTGTTTCTACCTACGGTTTCCCAGTAAAGAACACTAGGTGAGCAGTAGAACTTCCAACCCATTGTGCCAGTATCCACGTCCCAAGGTGCACTTGCATACAGCTTATAGAAATCCTGACTAATACGTAAGATAGAATTAGCGATAGCTAAGTAATTTGTGCTATTAACTGTTGAAATTGGATAGAAGAAGTTATCGTTAATAGCCATATTAGCCATGTAAGACTGAACCATTGGCTCTGTACAACCGAGGTCAGTGAGTCCCTCTACGGTATAAACTTCGTTAAGAGGAATCTGATCTAATGCCTTGAGTATATCAGAGTTGGATACATCTAGAAGAGATGTGTTATCGGGATCTAGCTTTAAATCGTAATAGTACTCCTGAGTAGAACCTGCTGAGCCATAATAATCTAATCCAAGATCACTAAGTTTATCAGGCAAAGTTATCTGTACCATCTTAAGGGAATTATTTATATCAACTAATTCCATATCACCTAAGCTCAGTACAGTACCTAGGTTAAAATACAAGGATTCTCCACTAACACTTGGATCAAAAACGGCAATTTCGTAAAAATCTCTCTTTACGTTTAAAGCCGAAAGAGAATTAGGTAATACTACTGTATATGGAGAATTTCCGCCCCTACTAGAATCTGGTTTAGTTAACTGTTTAGTAGCTACAGCATCATGATTAAAACGTCTAATTCTAACTTCTAGCTTAGTAGCTGAATTATACACGTTAGTTACATAGCCTTTATCAAGAGTACTCTTCTGATCAAAACCTGAATGATTTGCATCATTTAGTGCAATAACTGGCTGTGACTCATTACCTGATGTCCAAGTAGATTGACCAACTATTATGTTCATGAGTCCATATTCAGCATTGCTTTCTTCAGTAGTTGAGCCGGTAAGGTCGAGTGCATCTAGGATACGACTACCTAAGTAAAGTTCCTTAAATACTACTGCTTTTACAGTATTTTTCTCCTTGTCACCGTTTCGAAGTGCATCTTCTGATATTTTAGTTGTACTTGGGGTTTGGGGTGTTCCGTCATCCTGATTAATATTGTCGTGAAATTCATAATTAGGACTAAAGAATACACTAGTATCATTGAGATATTCAACTAGGTCAAACAAATTATCTACGTAATAATCATATTTAACTCCATCTTCAGTTACTAGGTTACCTACTATACCGATATTTCTTAGTTTAATAGCCCAACCTAATTTCTTCCAGTCTGCACTATCTTCATCGCTATCATAACAAATCTTTAATCCGTCACCTACGTTTATCTTCTTTAATACTTGCCCATCACGTACTATATAATCGTCGTTAGGGTAAGCGCTCGTCTTAGCGTAATAAAGATCCTTTGCTTTTGTTGCACGCACTGCCAAGAGAGTATTAGAACCAGCCAAACGATATGCATTAAGCCACATAGTAGATCCTAGATGAGGATCACCACCTGTCGTAGCGTTTGTATAGAAATCATCGAGACTAGAAATATAATCTTCTGTAATATCCTGAGAAGAATAAGTCTCTAAGAATTCCTTCTGACTAGTAATAAGTGTAGGTAGAGATGGTCCTGCATCGGAAATAAATGCACACCCGATGATTAAATCTTCACCTGCTACTGGGTTAAGTGCTGCAACCTTAATTTTCTCATGAACTCTAATATAGGGTTCAAGAGTTTCTTTCCACTGTGCCATATTTATGTTTTAAATAGTTTTTAACATGTTTTTTGTTATCCTTTATCCTACTTCAACTAGGTAAACTGGATAACCCGCTTTAATAAATCCATCTACTATATCTGTTACTAAGTCTACATTTGAGCCGGACTTAGAGATAGTAGAGATCGTAATGTCATTATATTTATCAGTTGTTCTACTATATCTTATCTGAGGTTTTCCTGGCAAACTCCTAAGAATCTTATCTGCATCCTTAGAGAGCTTACTATCATTCACCATATTTACTAGGAGGGAAATATTAGCTGCATCTCTTGTAATAACCAGACAAACTTTTGTTCTCAGTCTGTTTGCAGTTTCAGGATCTCTCGTATAGTCAATACCCTCTCTATATCCAATAGTTCCTAATTTTCCCATTACGTTCTTAAGAAGTCTATTGTCAGTGCCATGTTGGGAAATTTTTTCACTAATAGTCTTAACGGTACCTACGATAGCTCCTAGGGCGGCTCCGATCAATGTACCTGCAGCGGCTATTAAGAGCTTCTGGTTAGTAGTTTGCTCAAATGCACCTGCTTTACTAGCTTCTCGAGTTTTTTGTTTTTGGCTATTATATGCCTTAGAAATCCAATTATTCCCCTTTAATGTGGGAGCTAGATTTAAAGCACCGGCAAATGTTCCTGCAGTAGCTCCATATCCTGCTCCCTTGAGAGTATCTGATAAAATATAATTACTAAATTCTTTTCGCTTAAATTTTATCATAAAAATCTTAGTAAGGGAAATTAATTTCCCTGATTATTTTATGAATTTGGTCCAGCAGGCTCTGCTTCTTCTTCATCAGAAACTGAAGACACTACCTCACCTGTAGTCTCATCCCAAATACCTGCATGAATAGGCTCACCTACCAAGTCCTTGTTTACAGGTACTACGTAATCAAGCTCAACTTTCTGAGCGGTTCTTGTAGTGAACGTAGAATTTTCATTCTTCAATACATCATCTGCAGACGAAAGAAAATCATTAACTACAACTTCAACTTCGTTATCGTTCATTATTTTTCTTTATATTTTCGAAGAGATTAGCCAATACACTTTCACTCTTCTTACGATTATTTTTATTATCCTTTTCTACAAGACTATTTTTTACAGTCTTATCAACTTTGTTCAATGAGTTTGTTAATTTACTCATCGCTTCCAATTGCTTATTCTGTAATTCGATATTCTTGTTTTGCTTTTTTGTATTTATTACTAGCCCAGCACTAGATATACCTAGTGCTGGTACTGAGATTGCTGCCGGATGTTCATTTATATAATCAAACGCTTTTCTCGGCAATTTAATACGAGTAGCCATCACGTTGGGTCATTCCTACTTTCCAATCTTTTCTTTCACGTCTTAGTGCTTGACGCTGTGCATATGCAAGACGTTGGTTGTAGAATCGATTCTCATTATTCTTCTTTCTATTCTTTAACCAAGAAGCTGTAGCACCAATGCCTGCACCAATAGCTGCACCTGCTAGACCAGCTCTCCTTGCGCCGACTTTATAACCAAGAGCTTTTGCAGCCAAAGCGCCGCCTGCACTAATGCCTGCACCAATACTAGCACCAGCTACGCCAGAGCGAATCATCGATCCAGCTGAAGTTGTATCTCTTTTCTTTTCAGCCAGAATATCAGAATCCTTCATGGCCTTTAGGTGGTCTGTTTCGTCCCACTTAGTAAACTGTTTAGTTCTAAGAATAATCATAGTTAAATTATTATTATTGTTGTAATTGTTGTTTTGCCGCATTCTCCTTTGCGTCTTTATATTTATATGCGGATGGATCTATTTTTCTGCCAACAGCTTCTCCAGCTTTAGTGGCTCCATCCCAAGTAAGTGAAGCAGCTCCTACCAGAGGTACTGCGGTAACTAGGTTAGCTCTAGCTGGGTGCTCTTTAATCCAATCTCCAACTTTCCCTAAGGTTCCGCCCTCTGCTCTAAGACTTTCTCCAAATTTCTGAACATTCTTTGTTCCACCTAATCCAAAAGATGCAAAATTAGAAACAGTTCCAGAAATATTAGTTTTCCAATCTTTGAAATAGTTGCGTGTGCCTGTTTTCCAACCACTAAGAGTATTTCGTGCGCTCGTTCCTATATTTTTAAACAAACCCGCAGGATTGAGTGCAAAGAATAGTTTCTGTTTAGCTCTATTTTTTGGTCTAGGAACTACTACAGAGTATGTAGTTGTTTGTGGAACTTGTTGTGGATTATTAGTTGCAGCTAATTGATCTTTTAACATTTTCTTATCAGCTTGATAACCCATAATATCCATTCCACCACCTAAAGCTAATGTTGTGCCTACACTGAAGAGTGGTCCACCTATTCGTTTTCCTAGAGATTTTTTAGCTACTTCTGTGGCTTGGTCAGAGTAATTTTTAGTAGATATCAAATTTCCGTCTTGGTCATAGTCTAGTCCATTCTTCTTCATATCGTGACTAATGTACTTATTAGCCAAATAGCCTGCACCAGCCATTCCAAGTCCCATTTTTATATTACTAGCTGCTCCAGAACCGAACGCAGCTTTACTTGCTCGACCAAGACCCATTAGCGTAGAACCTATAGAATAGGTTACTTGTTTTATTCTACCAAATTCTGCAGCTGCTTTTGGATTTTTCATAGCTAATTTTTCAATTTGTTTGTTTTGCTGTTTAATTAACTCATTTTGCTTTTCCATCTGTGCAGCACTCTGTTCAGCTTGTTCTTTGGCCTCTTTTCCCTGTGCACTTGCTTGCATCATAGGAAGAGCAGTCATAGCTGCCATCCCTGCAAACTGCAAAAAGAAGTTTTTTTGTTTAAACCTAATCATTGCGCCACTATTAGTTTATCAGGTTTGCAATTCATTAGCGGCGCCCTTAAGACCCTTACCAAGTCCTCTAGTAGCAGCTGCACCAATACCAGCTCCAACTAACCAGCCAAGTGGTCCAGCTAGCGCTGATCCAAGGACTCCAGTAGATGCAAGGCCGCTTGTTATTGCTCCTCCAATAAAGTGACCTCCAGCCAAACCACCAGCCACTGCAGCTGGAGTAGAGTCAAGAGCTTTACCAGTACCTCCTACTATTCCACCAATAGTATTTCCTGCAGCTTCAGCAATTCCATAGGTTTTCCTTTTTAGTCTGTATGTCGCCATAATATTAATCTCTTAAATCTTTTTGTCTTAGTCCTCTATTTAATTCTGAAGACATTTCTCTCATTTCTCTAGATAAATCACCTACTCTAGCCATTTCTCTATGAGAAGTGTTCATTCTACCAAGCCTATCAAGATCAGTATCATATTTTCTCCCTCTGATAAATCCAGTAGCACCACTTGTATTAAGTATATTAGTTCCAGAGAAATTTCTATTCCGTAGTAAAATCATTTATGCATTTAATAAATAGATATTGTAATTTATCCCAAATGGTAAAATATTAAGAGCGTCAATGGCATCCGAAATTGATTCAAATTCAAGAACTAAAGTTCTTGCTTTCTTATCATACTTAATTGCTTCTCCGAGAAGTTTGTGAACGTAATAAACAATATCAACATATGGGTTAATTTCTGCAGATAAAATTTTAGCACCAGCATCATTATTGTTGTTATTGTTACCTTTCTTATTCTTATCATCAAACAACCTCTGTTCTAAACCATACATCACAGAATCTGTCTCAGATTTCCGTTTCTCCTCGAATTTAACTCGACCTTTTCCATTTCTAGAGTTATCTGTCTTAGTATCCTTTGGATCCACGAAAAGATCTTGAGTTTCTTGAGATTTCGAAGGAACTTCATCCACCCATTTATTCCAATTACCTCTATTTTGAATAGATGGACTAATTCTTACCTTAGCATTCGCCAATCTATTATCATAATATTTTCCAGGTAATCTTACTTCGTCTGGTAATTTAGCTCTTGCGCCTATTTTTAAGTACATCCTATATTTATCTTTATTAAAAAAGGAAGTACTTATTACGAAACGCTCAATAACTACATTATTTCCCCTAAGAATAGCAGGAAGTTCGTTCATAGTGATAATAGGAAATCTTCTTCTGTCACCATTGAGTCGCTTCATTATTTCTACGTAAAGACTTCTCATTGCATCATACTCTGAGAAGATCTTTTGTCTAAACTTTATCATCCTTTACAATAGACAAATTGTATTTAATACCTAGAATTTCAATCACATCTAAGACTATTCCTAGGTGATTTGTTTCTACGGTAACCGTTCTTTTATTTCTATCTTCATCTACGATTCTCATTCTACAATAATTAGGATCACTTAAGAGTTTTTTCGTATAATTGTAAAACTCCTTATCTTTAACAGTAATCTGATAAAATCCTTTCTCTGTTTTGACGAAAGACATGAGAACCATAGATTTAGCATTTACTTTACTAGCAGCTTCTGCCTCTTTTTGGGAAATAACATTAAAATCTATTTTTTCAGACTCTAAGTGCTTAATGGCTTCTGGAACCATATCGGTCTCTAATGCTTTCCTCTTAAATGTAATCATATCTTATTTGATCTATTTTTCAGTAGCTTCTATTCTTGTTAAGATATCTTTTAGAAACTCATGCCTTGTATCTAATACCTCGTAGAAGTATAATTCACATCTAAATTGACACTGTAAAGCAAAGTTAGAATTATCGTCTGGTTGGTAAATATGATTAAAATCTTCTGTTATCTGTCCCCACTTAACCGCAGCAGACCACTTATCTCCTGCGCTATCCATAGTTCTAAATTCAGTGAAATTTGTTAGTAAGTTTACATTAATAAACTTATTTTTAAAATCATGAAATAGTACCATGTCGGTTGAGTGTAATGAAAATTCAATTGGTAATTTTCTAGGTAATATCTGTCTGATATAATCATTTCTACCCGGATGTTGATATTCTGTTGGAGTTTGATTTAGTTGATAAGTTACATACGAAGTTTTTGACAAAGTCATCTCTTTATTAGTTCTAACTAATTCTATGCCATAATCATCTAAAATCCTACGTATTTCCAATAGAAATTGATCTTGATAATCTATTGCCCTTATTAGGTAATCGTTATATCTACGTCGGAGAGTATATATATTTATATTCTCAGACTCTAACGTAATATCAGTGTCTTTTATTAAGATCTTTGGAAAATTTCTTATCTGATAGTTTTGAATTTTTTGCCCCTCGGGTTTTAAGTATAAGAGATTCCCGGAGTAAAATAAGAAATTTATAAATTCAGGATTTCTATAATCATCCTTTGAAACTACTATAGTAGTATAACCTGTACTTTGAACTACCCTAGACTCACAATCATCTACGATAATCATATTAAATATATGTGAGCCATAGGATATCTTTTTGAGTTTCAGTCCGTTTATTGTAAGATAAGTGTGCTTAATCCTAGATGGAGTACTCATTGACTCCATTTGCTGATCACCTTTTCCAACTATTGGTATGCCTAAGGAATTTGATAAGGATTTCGCTGTATTCCCCGGAGAATAGGTAATCTTCAAAGTAGAGGTAACTGGGTCCTCCATCATAGAATTAATAGCTCCCTCTTTTACTTGAAAATATTTACAGTCAGTTACTAAGCGAAGCCCTTTATAAATAATTTCGTTAGGCATAGTTTATGATTAATCCGAATATTTATTTATTAACTAGCTGGTGGAGGGGTAACATTGCCAAATAATGTACTGTTTTTAGCAAGATTTTTTTCTTGATTCGAGACTAGATTTTTAAACGCATCACTATCTGTCTTTACATTTCTAAATCCATCTTGTCCAGCCTTTATTTGATTCTTAACGAATCCCTGTGAATACCTTGTTCTGGCGCTATTAACCATTCCTTGACTACCTAACATATGTCCACCACGTGCCCATAGTCTATTAGTAGACATCTGAAGACCAGAACCTAACATTCCTCGTCTAGCTCCAGCAAATAATCCTGCAGTAGTAGCAGCACCTATAAGAAGCTTAGTACCAGTTCCCATACCCTTTTTTTCCTGATTAGGATTGTTGGGATTATCACTGAAGTATTTCTGTCTTTTTATTCTAATTATCATATTATCACCAATTATCTAATCCATCACTGCTTCCCATACCACCAGAAAGTGCATTACATGCTCCAAAACCGGTTGCACCAAGAACAGCACCTCCCGCAAGAGCTGTGCCTCCTGCAATGGCTCCAGTTTTAGCTATTGCACCTCCTACTGCTTTTGCACCAGACTTCCAAGCCATAGCGTTATACTTATTAGCCAATGCTCCACCTTTACTTGCATGGCTCATTGCGCTTTTCATCATATTCCAATTAGCCCCTACATTGAATATGCCAAACTGTTTTCTTTTTAATTTTATTATTGCAGACATATAAGGTGAATTAAAAGTGGAGAGGAAAACTTTCAGCATTAACCAAAAGAATTCCTCTCCTTTATATTATATTAATCCTATATAATACTTAAGGGAAATTAATTCCTAGGATTAGAAACCAACCTTGAATGTAACCTTCTGAACAAGTTCAGGAGCCATTACTCGAACACCTTCCTGGTAGTAGATACCAGCAGCCATCTGAGTAGGGTTGTTGTAGTTACCAATAGTTGGAGTGTCAGTCAAAGGCATATAGATACCACGTGCGAGTGGAGCCATCTGACCATCAGCAGTCTTGTGAATAGCGTAGAATGTACCTTCGCCATCTTCCTCTGCAATATCTGTACTTCGTAGTACTGGAATACCATTGTACCAGCCAAGGAGGTCATTGATATAAGACATCTTAGTGTTAGATTCCCACTTACCGATGATACCACCCTTCTGGAACTGGTTACTTGCACGATTACCTGCAACATAAGCAGTGGTCTTAACGCCCTTAACTGCCTTTGTAGCGAGTGCAGACTCAACGTTGATCAAGAAAGAGTCAAAGAGGTCTACACGAGAACGATAATCGTAGAAATTCTGAGCAAGACCAGAAGTAGGACCATTAGAAAGATCAAGATCATCAATAGTGTTACCAGTATAACCATTCTCAAGAGTAGTTACTAGCTTATAGTTGATAGTCTTAGTATAGATTTCACGAAGCTTAGTGAACAAGAACGTAGCCATATCAGAGCCAGTTGCCTTCTTGAGTGCGCCGAGAGCTGCAATGTTATATTCAGCTACGAGCATATCAGGAACTGTGCTAAGACCGAGCTGCTGCATCTTAGCGATGAAACGCTTGTCATTTGCGTGAGTACTTGCAGTACCAGTTGTGCAGCTAGGAGTACCAGTTACATCTTCCTTACCTACGACCTTAACAGATTTTACTGCTGGGTTTGCAAGCTTAAAGGTAATATTACCACTGAGATAGTTGATTGTAGCGTCTGTTGCAGCATCAAGTACGCCTGGAACAGCCATGAAGTGACCCTGACCGTCATCTACGAGTTCAGACTTAGTATCATCATTGTTAACGATCTTAACTCGTACTGTACCTGGGATCAACTTACGACCAACGATTGGAGCATAGCTACCGCTATTTTCGATCTGATTGTCAAGCTCAAAGTAACCCATAGTCTGAATATCCTGATAGTTATCTGGACCAAGGTTAGGAATAACTGGACGAAGGTCTGTTACACCAAGGACATCGAACCAATAGAACAAGCCATTAGGCTGGTCGAAGTCACGTTCAATACTCATGTAACCTGCAAAAGAGCTTACATAAGAAGCAACAGATGCATTAAAATACTGAGTGCTAAGAAGTGGAGTCTCTGCATAGCCAGAGAAAGTCTTCTGAAGGAGGTTAGAATTACGGCCCATACCGAGAGTATCCAACATCTCCGCATTACGAGAGAACATCTTTGCATATTCTCTACCACGAATTGCAGCATCTTCTGCAGATACTGAACTATTTCTAAGAGCAACCTGCATGTCAGGATTACTCATGAGATACGAAAAATCAGTCATATTATTATATTAATTATTTTAATAGTTATTATTTATTAGCTAGCCAAGAGATTAAGGTATCATTCTCACTGAATGTTCTTTGATCATCATCGTCATCGCAGTACTCGAAATCAGAGAACTGAGCTTCCTGAATCTGTGGTTCTGCATTTGGAGCAGGAGCAGCCTTAGCTTCCATAATCTGAGCAGCACCTTCTTCTACTGCAGCCTTAATACTCTGGATTGCAGCAAGAGCCTTATCCTCAATATTTTCTACTGTTGGAGCAGGAGCACCTTCTTCAACTGGAACTGCATTAGGATCTACTGGATTACCGTTTTGGTCTACAACTACTTGTTCTGCTGGAGCTGGAGCAGGAGCAACTGGCTGAGCAGCTACTACTTGCTGTGGCTGTGCTTGCTGAATACCTGCATCTGCAAAGAATCTAGCGAGAAGCTCGTTGTTCTCAGAGAACTTCTTTTCATCCTCTTCTTCCTTAGTATTCTCTACCTTAAGGTCTTCAGTGAGCTCATCAGCTTCCTCTTCAGAAATAGGCTCTACATCAATGTCATCATCACTAAGAGTTGCCTTAGTAAATTCACCAGTTTCCTTATCCTCTACTACCGCAGTCTTAGAATCAACTGGGGTGATTACCTCACCGTCGTTTTCTACTTGCTGACCATCTTCGATAGCATCCTCGATAAGTTTTTCATCTGCTTCACCTGTAAAGAGTCTTTCCATGTAATCAGTGAAGTCTTCATCCTCTGAGAAGAATCTAGTCTCTGTATCATCTGTGTAAACATCAGAGAACTCACCCTGTTCAGGTTCAACTTCCTCTTCATCGTCTACTACTAGATCACCAGTAAGCTCATCAGCTTCATCTTCAGAGATTGGATGAACATTAATTTGATCATCATTGAGAATTGTTACCTTAGAGAATTCGCCATTACCCTTATCTTCTACTACAGCAGTCTTTCTGTTCACTGGAGTAATAATTTCCTCCTCATTTTCTACCTGCTGACCACCTTCGATAGCATCTTCGATGACGTCTTGATCAGATTCACCCGTAAAGAGTCTTTCCATATAGTCTGTAAACTCTTCATCTCCAGAGAAGAATCTAGTTTCTGTATCATCTGTATAGACATCAGAGTATTCCTTTTCGTCTTCCTCGTCGTCATCCTCCTCATCATCGTCTACCTCATCTTCTACCTTGATGTCCTTAATCATATCTTCTGCCTCATCCTTGTCAATTGGATGAACATCGATAGTACCGTCGTCAAGAACAGCCTTAGTAAACTCACCAGTTTCCTTATCCTCTACTACTGCAGTAGTAGCACTAACTGGTGTGATGATTTCAGTTTCATTCTCGATTTCCTCACCATTTTCAATAGCATCTTCAATGTGCTCTTGATCAGACTCGTCAGAGAAGAGTCTTTCCATGTAATCAGTGAAGTCTTCATATTCGGAGAAGAACTTAGTTTCATACTCATCTGTATAAACATCAGAGAAATCTCTCTCGTCGTCATCTTCGTCATCGTCGTATGCCTCATATTCCATAATATCAGAATCACCAAGAATAGCCTGTGCCTCTTCTGGATCGATATTTTCAAGAATCATATCTTCACCATTCAAAGTAGCCTTAGTAAATTCATCACCATCCTGGATAATTGCATTAGTGGCATCTA